TGATAAAGAAACAAAACAACTATATTACGAGTATATTGATCTTCCTAAAACGGAAATTGAATTATTGCAAGAAGAAACCCAACAATTGAAATTAGCAATTGCTGAATCAGCAGAAGCACAACAACGAGACAAAACAGAGAATCAATTAGCTGTTGCTGAATTAGTAGAGACATTAACAAACAAGGAGGTTTTATAATGGCTAAATTATATTGGGATTTAATTAAAGAGAATTTGCGAACAGTTGGACAGGTGCCATCATTGTGGCGAGAAGCTGTACAAGCATTACTCAATAACGAAAACAAGTAAACGTAGTCAATCGGCTAGCGTTATTTTTACGTCAAAAATAAGGAGGTCGCAAATGGAGGATTCCTTAGTACGCGACATATATCAGCGTCTCGGCGGAATCGAGGCGAAGATAGACGATTTCAGAACGGTACGCGAAACGGCTAACCAAGCGGACGCAACCGCCAATCAAGCGCTCCGTCTCGCAGAATCGCACGAAGATGCGCTAAAAGAAATGCGCTCAGAGACGAATAACAATCGCCGTTGGCTTATCGGAACAGTCATTACGGCAGCATTCTCGGTAGTAGGCGTAGTAACTACGGTTATTGCGCTATTATTATAAGGAGGTAACGCAATTATGACGCAATTAAACTTAAAAGTCCGCGCTAAGAATCCGCAGTTTTGGATTACGATGGCGCTCGCAATATTGGCGCCTTTATTCGCGTACTACGGAATCACTGGCGCAGATTTAACAACGTGGGGAAGCCTATGGCAACTCGTAGCCAATGCGTTTAGTAATCCGTATGTACTATCGCTGATTGGCGTATCAGTCTATAACGCAATGCTTGACCCGACAACGAAGGGAATTAGCGATAGTCAACGCGCTATGTCGTATCATAAGCCGGGTGAGCGCAAATGAGCTACGTATTTAAGCAAAACTTATTAGCGCCTAGTAAATACGCGATTAAGTCGCCTTACGCTATGGCTCCGCAATATATCACGGTACACAATACGGCTAACGACGCTTCTGCAGCGAATGAAATCAAGTATATGACGACGAATGATAATCAAGTATCGTACCACGTCGCAGTAGATGACGTAGAAATTATTCAGGCTATTCCATTCAATAGAAACGCTTGGCATTGCGGAGATGGTGGCGGAAGTACCGATCCTAATGCGCTCAAAAAAGGGAATCGGATTTCTATTGGCGTTGAAATCTGCTACAGCAAGAGTGGAGGCGCTCGTTACGTTGCTGCGGAAGAAAATGCCATTCAATATATCGCTAGTCTATTGAAGCAGTACGGTTGGGGAATTGACCGCGTTAAGAAGCACCAGGATTGGAACGGAAAATACTGTCCGCATCGAATCTTAGATGAATGTCGTTGGAACAGCTTCTTGAAACGGATTGAGTGCGCATTAAACGATAAAAACGAAGTAGCCGGAAAGGACGATGATATTATGCAATTTACGATTAAGGAAACGAAAGAAGCAGTGCGTGAGCTATTACGACAAGCTGTCGATAGTAAGAAAATCGATAAGTCGTGGCTTGATAAATTCGATGCGGGTACGTTGACTAGCGGAGATTTCGAAGGATTAAAGATTATTATTTCGCAACGATAATGAAGAAAAGACCGTAGGGCATCGCTGCCTTGCGGTCGTTTTTTTTATTTACTGATATCTCCGTGCTTATCTAGTAATGGCTGAACGTTTTCTTTTATCCACTTATCAAACACCTTTGAATCTTCCTCAGTGATTTCTGTCCGTTCGTATTCTACGTCTTTCGGATTATGTTGGGCGTCCAACTCTCGCATAAACTCGCTAGTCTCTTCGATATAACGATCAAAATCTTCTGATGTATACCCTAAAGCCAGTATGAAATCTTGTACGAATCCGTCAAATGTTTCGCCATTTCCTAAATCTAACGAAATTTTATCGTTTGTAACTATGTTCGGCATATTAGTAGCATTTGTTTCGCCAGTAATTTTATTGTCTATTCGTAAACTTCTTGGAAATACTCTTTCTGGAACGTAGATATCATACATCGCTTCTAAGTTTTTCATATTGACCCCTCCTCAACTTTTATGAATCCCACCAAGGCCCATAAAATCCGTCTCCCCAAAACGCTACCGCCGTCTCTTTGTCGTATTCATCCGGAACAACGCCGTACCATCGACTACGCGCAAGCTCTGCGCCATCTTTACTTATTACGATAGCTTCCTGTTCATGCGAGCAATTATCGGATGCGATTCTTTTAGCATGCGCTAAATCTATAGCTTTCGTATCTTCAACGCTGTTATATCCGTAGTCAATCGTAAATGTCTCCATCTCAGTCGCTAACTTTTCGTAATACTCGCTTAATGATTCCGCAAGATTGAATCTAATATTATCGAGAGGTGTTTCGCCTCTAAACAGGCGTCCTACGGTATTTTCCGGCAATCCAGCGTCCTTAGCTACGCGATATGCCGAGATACCACTCGCCAACAAATCTTCTATATTATTTCGCATCTTACTCATTAAATTATTTCTCCTTCCAAGCCGTCTAGCCACGTAAATGCTCCAGCACGGAACTCTCCGTATTTTACTTCGCCAGTTGCAGGCATTACGATCTGTAGCATGTTAATAGCGTTATATATGCAATGAAATTTTACTTCGTTTCCAGTAACGTTGCTTGTAGCTGTAGCGACAATTCTATCGATAGCTTTACGCACATAAGTCGTTGTGTCTGTAGAGGCGTTGTATCGTTTTCGTAATTCATAAACTTCTGCGTCCATGTTCACGTAAATGTATGACTGCGATTGTTTTTGCGAAGCGATTCCAAACTCTATAGCTGTGTTGGCCATTTCTTTAACCTCCGCCCAAGCTAGCGTTAACGATGACGCAAAATATTCTTTAACTTTACCACCGAATTTTACTACTGCCTCTTTAGCAATTTTCCACGCTTTAACCATTACTTGCTTTGTCATCGTTAACGCCTCATTTCGTTTTTATTAACCGTTATTGGTTGTATTTACATACTACAACCATTTATGGTGGTAGTCAAACGAAAAGGTGAATTTATTTATCCTTCTCTTTAATTCCGGCCAAGAACTCGCTTACTGCGTCCTTAACTCGAGTCATTGGCGCACTAACCTCATCAAGTATCGTACCAAGTATCGCCATCCATGAATGCTGTACGTCACTCGTATGATTAACGTATTTCAGCACGCCTCTTAATTCGCGCATTTGCTGTTCGCTCAAATTTCCCTCTATATATTCCTTCATATAACGGTTTACATATTCAACGTTCTTCATAGCGATATTCAATAAAATCGCAACTGTACGAGATGGCGTACAGTCCATCGCATAGCTGAGCACCGCAATCGAATCGTATACTCTTTGCGTGAACCTAACCGATACTCGCTGATTAATGCCTTTATCGCGTTTGCTGATTTCTTTATTTGCAGAATTTCCGAAATACAACGTATTCGATAATCGGATGTCACGCTTAAAGTATTGCGATAAATGTTCGATGATCCTCTTATCGTAAACGACGTAGCTGCACAATTCCGCACAGACGTCTTTGACCGGAGTATAGGTGATGTAGGACAAGCGATAAATTGCGTCTTTAAGTTCAAGTTTGATGACAGGGCGGACCTCACGTTTTTTATCTGACCGAACCTTTCTAACGCTTCCCTTTCGAATCTTTCTCGCCTCCCAAAGCCGATTTAAGCTTGCGACACATTTGTAATGTCGCGGGCTTATTTTATACAACGTATGAGATATCGAGGTTGTCCTAGTACAAAAATCGTACCTCTCCCCCGATGTTTAGTCGCGGACTTATTTGGACATAGTAGAGGTATAGGGAGGTGATTTACCGATGTACAACAAAGAAAAACTGGACAAGTTTGCGGAGGGCGTTCGTAAGCAGACGGAGAAGTACGGATGGCCTACTACTCCGAAAAAGAAGAAAAATAAGAAGAAAAAGACCGAGTAGACGTAGCGTTGTCCACTCGGTTTTATTTTGGTCATATTGTGCAGTAATTTTAACTTTATGTTTAGTAATCAATAGTATACAGTATTGAAATTCATCACTTCATCCCAACCAAATAGCGGTTTTTCTCGGACATTTTTTCTTGATTTCCCTTTACGTGATTCCTCAAAATCTTGTATAGCCTTTTTATCTGTAACTCTCTCGTAAACATTGTATTTAGGTCTATCAACACAAACATTATTTTGATTTATAAACATGTGACAACTACGGGTGAAATGATAAAAGAGTAAGATTTCATTTGTTCGCTTATCCCTATAATGAAGCCCTTCTTTCAATAAAATCACTCTCCTTTTTACTGCACAAAATTGTTCATCTATTCAGTTATATAGCTATATTTGTTCGCCAATTCTCGCAATTCCTCGTCCAATTCACCTTCAAACGAAATCACCGTTTTGCTCGTAAGATAAACGTTAGCATCTCGCGTAAGATCAACGACTTTAACGATATCGTCGGCACTTTCCGCATCTTCTAGCGCCAGATACACTCGGAATGGTCCAACGCTGTGTTTATCTGTATATAGTTCGCCTTTTTCGATAAGCATTATGCGTCACCTTCAATATTATCGTGTGATTTTGCGCCGAAAATGAGACGATTTTTCGATATTTGTTTAGAGTTATTAATTTCATCTAATCGAGAGTTTAATTCCTTCACATCGTTCTCTAGCGATACAATTAATTCTATTAAATCCTCAACCATCATACCCTCAGAAATGTACATATCCATTAACTCTTTGCTTCTGTTCACGGTACACCCTCCTTATGAACGTCACTCTCCCGGATTATCTACTATCCGTTTACCGCCGAATCCTAACGTTTGTTTCGGCTTCACTTCCTTGACTACTGGACTACTTACGGCTAGTTGCGCAAGCGATTCGTCAAACAAGCGTTTAACCCTAACGTCAAACCGTTCTTCTTCTTTATTCCGCATATATGATCGTGCAGCCATCTTAAAAAATGTTGCTCGTTGCATACCACTTGCTTGCATTTCTTCGATTATGTCTACGTCTGCTTCCGTTAGTACGACCTCAATTCGTATCTTCGTCAACAGTAGTCACCTCATTTATTAATCCGTATTTATAATAACCGCGCACATTAGCCGTTTCGCTATTGTGTACAAAATGAGCTATTTTGATTACTCGCGTAAATTCGTCTTTAATAAGAAGATTTGCAGTACCTCCAGTTACGTATATCTTGCGCATACTAGACATCGCTTTAAACGTAGATTTCACAGATTGTGCGATATTACGAGTGTATAATTTACGTTCTTTCATAACGATCTCAGTAAAATCAAGCGTTTCGCGACCATTGGGCGACCACGTATATACTTCTTTATCATTGCCGTCACGAACGATTTGCTCAACTTCATGTTCTGAAATTTTATATCCTTTATCGATAATTCGATTGCGAATCTCCGTAAATAATGAGTATGATCCGTCCTCTAACTGCACGCGGTTCTTCGTATCGAGATTCATCTTATCGAAAGCGTTTATAATAACTGTACCGCCTCCAACATCGACTACGCCTACATACCCGTCCTCAATATCGTTATCTTCTTTAATATTACCTAACGCATCAACCATCGCATCGATTGCCGTGCCAACTGGCTGCATAAGTACGTCTACTGAGCGAACATGAACGAAATGGTCTATGCCGTCAATAGAGGCGCTATGTACGCCGATTAATGCGTTTCTAATGTGCTTAATCGTTTCGTCATCGTCATAATCGTCTGTTGGTACACCTGTAACTACTGCAACATCGATAGTGTTATTAGTAGATTCTTTAAAGTCGCTCGCCAATTCAGCAAGCGCTAAATCCGCCAATACTTTAAATTCAAGCGTATCATATCGTCTATTGAAGTCTAATGTATCCGTAACTCGTTTACGACTGATGTCTAATCCCGTTCCCCAAACGTAGGTAAAATCAGAATCTCGTCCGCTAACATAGTCGTGCGTTGTCTGTTCTTCCTCTTTCTTAACTAGCGCAAGCACGTCGCGCTTTCCGTATTCTGCTGCATTTACGAAGTAACTAGGTAGGACTTTCGTAGCTTTTTCGCTCATTAATTTTACTTGACGGTTTCCTAAATCTAACGCAAATAATTGCATTTAATCGCCTCCGATTTGTTTTATACCGTAATTATAACACAAATTTACCGTAATGCAACTCTTACCAAAAATTTTACCGTAATTGATTCCGTATAATTTACCGTAATTTCGATAATTTCATAAAAATAGCGCCACCTCATATCGAGATAGCGCGTCTGGCGATAAATGAATTTTATGCTTGCATTTCCGTTTTTTGCGGTGTAAAGTTGTGGATAACAAAACAAATGAACGGAAATAGAAAAAAGCCGGCGTGTGAATAAGTGCGACCAACACTTACCACCGTCAACCGCGAACCTAACTCGCGACCAACACTTTACCGACTTTTTTTCGTTTACATATATAATATAGACAGTATACCACTTGTTTATGCGTATGTAAAGCGTTAGAAGTAAAATAAAGCGTCTGTGTCGTAAGTAACTCTGCGATATAGGCGCTTTTTCGTTTTCCATAACGGAGGATAACAACCATGAATCTATTAAACACGGAATCTACATACAAATCGCTACAACCATTTGAATCTATCGATCAGCTAAACGCTAATACGAAAACAATCCGCCAGCAATTCGGAGAACTAATGACGCCATCTATGCGAAATGTTCTCGACGTTCTGCATCGCTACGCCTCGAAATTTTACGGTGTTTGCTATTTGGCCAAGTCGTCTATCGCAAAAATGGTCGGGCTGAGTACACGCCAGGTAGTACGTATTTGCAACGCATTAGGATTGATGGGGATTATCGCACAATACGAAATCAATCGTGTAAACGGCGATAAGCGCCAATCGTCGAATGCAATCGTATTCTTAACGCAAATTTCAGCGCGAGAAGCATTCGGTCAAGTAGACGAAGTCGTGTCGGATAATATGCAATGTCATACCGAGTGTCATACTAACGCTCTTAGTCAAACTCCTAAAAAAGATTTAAAAAATACATATGACACAGACGAGCGCGCTGCGCTTATTAAGAACGGGCTAGTAAGTAAATTACCAAAAACATTAAAATACGCATTAGCACCATTCTTTGACGCAGAAGAATTATACGAAATGGTAGGCGTAGTTTATAAGGCAAAGGCGTCTGTTGATCGCGATATTAAGATTGAGGACCACGAAGATACATATCGTGAGACTATTTTGAGCGTAATCAATGCGTTTAAGCGAGGTAAAGCAAAATCGTTGCCAGCTGTTTTATACCGAGCAATTCAGACGGCAACAAGTAGTATCGTTTATAAATCACGCAGAGAAAGTCTTGGCGAGTATTATTCGTTCTTACAATAAAAAAAGACGCCTTAATCGGCGTCAGTTTCATCGTCTCTTACGTATATCAGGACGTCATCTAGCGAATGTTTTGCACCAGTAAGACGTTCTAATGCTGGTATAATACGTTCAACCATTTCGATATTTACCCGTTTTACAGTTCCGTGGCACAGCTGATGGATAGTCGCTGCTCTAGTGTCGGATTCTTCTGCGAGTTCTATTTGCTGTATGTCGTATCTATGTAGTGTTTTTGCTAGTGTGAATTGTATTGCCAACGTGCCTCATCTCCTTATTGCTTACTAAATAACGGATGCTCCCAGTAGTAGTCTGAGATAGTCGGTACGTTTTTGTGTAAAACGTTTTCAAAATCTATTTTGTCGAGCGTATCTTTATTCATACCAATTTCTACTATAACTCCATCGGATGTTTTTCCGTATGCGTCAGTTAACTCCGTATAGAATGATACGTCGACATCATTTGCGCCATTAAGTAACGATTCTTCTCGTACTTTTTCCGCAATATCAAGCATGTCCATGTACGTGCCTTTGAGCATCATATTCTGCGTAAAGTTTCCTGGCGTAGTTACTTGAATCCATAACGTATTATCTTCGAACTTATGATTGCGATAGTTTTCTTTACCGACCACAGCAACAACTGCGTCTTTTATCTTTTCGTCAATTGTACGATTAGCTAGTCGTTCTTTTTCTGCCTTTTCTTTAGCTGCTTTTTTCTCTGCCTCTGCCTTTTCCTCAGCCTGCTCTTTCTCTTTTTCTTTGGCTAATTCAGACTCTATTTTCTTTTGTTTGACATCCTTTTCAGCTTGCGCTGCAGCCTTTTCCTCAGCCTTTTGAGCCTCTAACTTATCGCTATATCCTGTAATCTCAGAAACTTTACCAATAATAAACAGCGATACAAAAACTATTCCGATCCATTTCCAAACCTGCTTTTTCTTATACCAAGGACTCTTACCATTCATTGTTTTTCCTCCATTACATTTAATTTCCTTTTATTTATATACGTATATTTTACGATATAGTTCGTAGGTATTTTGGATTATTTTGATGTATTTTTAAAAATCTGTCCCAAATATAGATATTGAGGTGTCCAATGTTTATTAAGGAGGTGCTTAAGGTGTCCGAAACCAAACTCGTAAGTATCGAATCACAGACGGAACAATCGTTATTATCCGGAAAATCAGAAACGCGAATCTTCGTAAAAATGTACGTTGATGCTGTTCGTACAGGATTAATCGCAGATATGAGCGCTAAGAATTGGACGACACTTTGCGTCATCGCTTCGTACATGAACGAAAAGGGCGAATGTTATCCGACACAATCGCAGATAGCGAAGGGGCTAGGCGTGAGTAGACAGACCGCTAACAAGTACATTAACGATCTATTGGCATATAGATGGCAAGGACAGGCGGTTGTAGAAGTCGTTAAGGCTCGCGATAAAGGGCGCTTTGACAACTCACGATATACGGTTAAGTCCGTAAGTAGCCTCGAAATATTTAACCGTGTAAAGAAGCACTGACACCATAACCACCGACACCGTGCGTATTGACAGTAAGAAGAACTATCTTTAACAAGAACCATTATTAACAAGATTAAATATATTAACGAGTCTTTATGCTAACGCATAAATCCTCTATGTCGCTATCGCTCCATATCTGATATTCAATTAACGATATTAGCGCAATCTAAAAGAATTACGCCAAAGATAATAAGGAGGTATCTATCGTAATGATCGGAATTAATCATAATCACACGCAATTACAACAAACACGCTGCGACCACGTTTTCAGCCATGCAACGCAAGATGGCGTCCATATCTTCAAATGCGAATTGTGTGGCGTTGAGCACCAATTCACTGGCGATAGCAACGCAGACTCAACCGAAGCATAGCGCCTTTATTTCGCCTTTATAAATCGTGGCTAAAAACGGTTTTATATCGCAAGTCAACGTATTTATTATCTAAAGCGTTTCGACGCTAAATCAAACGGAATTATAAGGAGGAATGAACGGAATGGAAAAACGCGAAGTAGAAACGAAGTTCTTTACAGTGTCACAAAATAATTCGGGCGGTTATTTTATCGAAAATGAGGACGTAGGACACTACGTAATTATCGAAGCAGAAAACGCTAAACAGGCGGAGGAAAAGTTAGCGGAAATTACTGAGGAATACTTGGAGTATTGCGAATGTTGTGGTGAGCGATGGTTTACGTGGTGGGATGACGAGGACGGAAAAGGTGAGCCGATGATTTACACAGAAACCGTTGCTGAATACCGCGATATGTGTGGTGGTAACGCAATAGTTTATTATTACGACGGAACTAAACGTAAATTCGAGTTGAACGGAGGTAACGCATAAATGACGCTAAACATCGAAATATCCGATAAATACCGCATCATATCCGATACCACGCAAATCATCGTACAACGAAAGCACCTCGTTGATCCAACGCTTTCGCCCGCATATAACGCAGATAAACATTCGTCAGAAACGCGTGAGGAATGGCGCAACTGGAAGTATTGCGGAAAAGTAACGCAAGCTATCGAAATTATCGCAAGGCAGAACGTATATGAGTCAGATGCAACGAGCCTCGAGCAGCTGCGCATTGAAATCGCTTTGTTCAGACGGGAGATTAAGTGTGCAATGGGCGAAGATGACTAAATGTAAGGGGCGTTGTTAGAACGGCTAAAACGAAGGGAAAACAAAGGAGGAATTAACGCATGACTAACGTAAATAAAGTGAAAGTATCGGAAGAGGTTGCGGAATCTATCGAACAACTTCGCAAAAGTAAAAGTGACGATGAAATATTTTATCACGCAACTAGCCTAATCCTACATCGCGATAAATTTAATCGAAAAAACAAACAGGCAATAACAACTTTACATGAAATACCGCCATTGAAACTTGCTACAGCTTTAGCAACTGGATATGAAATCGAAGCATCTGCAGAGGAAATCGTCAATAAACGAATTACAGAGATGCTAGCAACAACTGTTAATTTCAGCGACGAAAAGCGTATTCTTGATGCTGAAATGCAAGGTATCAAACTTGTTGTAGACGCATTTAAAATCGAAGGAGTTGACGTTAAATGAACGCAGAACAACTAAACGCAATCAAAGCACGTATGCCTCACCGAGATGATGTCGTTGATTGGAATGTATTACGCACAGTGGTTTTAGAAGATGTGCCAATGTTAGTTGCGGAGGTTGAGCGAATGCAGTCCGAAGTTAAAAAGATGTTTCACGAAGGTTACGCTGTAGGAAAACGTGATGAACGTAAATTTCGTGAAATGATTCGTACCAAAGCGAATGAAAACGAATAACGACCGCAACTATATCGAAGGATAAAACGATAACTATGGACGTAAGGGAGGCGCTAAAATGTTCGGAGGGTTAAGACATAAACGGGAATTACGCCAGATTGAACGTGAAAAAGAATTAGTACAAGCACGATGCAACCATTCGTGGTATTACGCTGGTATCGAATATGACGACTTCAACGCAGGTAGCTCGGTAGATACAACGAGGTATTACGTTGATAAATGTCACTACTGTAGCGCAGTTAAGCGCAGATATCACTGAGGAAAGGAGCGTTATTAATGGCGAAGAAAGCAACGCACTATAGCGAAACACCAATCGATAAATGGAACGCAGCACACTTTCAAGCGTATTTGGCGGACGAGCACGTCAAAAATTACGGAATCCAATACGCAAGCGCGGGCAGTGTCGTAGCAGAGCGCAATTTAATCGCTAAATATATCGGAACAGCTCGCAAGCCAGGTGCGTATAGCAAAGAGACGTTGAAAGCGTTCATTGACGCATGTTTCACGCAATATAAGCCAACGCAGCAATATCCGGGCTTATCGTTCTGGTTTATGACAACGTATATGACGCGATTGCTACAGCAGGCGGAATTGGTGAGTAGGAGGTCGGAAGCTGAACGTGAGGCTACGGATAATATCGAGGAGGTAGCAGATTGGCTTTAATCTATCGAGAACATCGCGGATCATTCGAGGAAAGCATGAAAACGGCACGCAGAATAAAGTCGAGAGTAGAATTGGGCGCTGATAGATTCGTTGATTACGGATATGATAGACGATTAAACTCCGCAACAACGGCAGTTATTAAAGACGGTGTAATTATCGGATTCATCTCAAGGGAGGAATCGGAATGACGCAACTATCAGTAAAAGGATTAACGGTAAATACGCCGGAATTTCATCGTATCGCTATACAAGGCGAGCGTGAGTACGTAGATAATAAGCTAACTGAAATTGAGCGAGATATGGGAATTTATTTAGATAAAGAAGATATTGAGTATATGGCGGAAGAACTCGGCTTAATCTGAAAGGAGGTAACGCATAAATGACGCAAATTTGCATATTAAACGAACGCAATCGCAATGGCTGCGCAAGCTGTCCGCCAACGTGTTCACATCGTATAGCTCTCATGGGACTGAACGGAAAAGGCGGCCGACTAGCAAGCGCTGGCGTGCCGTCAGAATATCGAAATGTAACGGTAGCTAATTCGGCAGCACGCGAAGATCAATCGAAAGCATACGAAATTATCGAACGATATATCAGCGAATTTAACGGCTCGCTGTATTTATTCAGTAAGGCGACAGGCACCGGCAAAACGACAACAGCTTCCGCGATTCTTAATGAATATATAATTCGCGATTATCTCGGTGCACTAAAGCGAGGCGAACAGCCAACGCAAAAGCCAGCGTATTTCCTTGATGTGAACGAATGGCAGACGTTGTATAACGGATTTAACCGCAGGAACATTCCGCAAGATATAGCCGAGCAGCATAGTCGTCCTTATTACTCGATGATGGAACGCGCTAAACATGCGCCATTTGCCGTCCTTGACGATATTGGCGTTAGGTCAGCGAGCGAGGCATTTCGAGGCGACTTGCATACGATAATTAATTATCGCGTGACGAATGGGTTGCCTACGGTTTATACGAGTAATATACCGTTGATTAGTACGACAAAGCCGAATGAACGTGTGGAAGCGCTAAAGCCGTACGATTTATATGACGTGTTTGACGTAAGATTGCTCGACCGTGTACGCGATAACTGCGAATTGGGGAACTTCGAAGGTAAATCGAAAAGGGGGAAACGGAAATGAAACCGCATATTGCTAAAATCATCCGCAAAGTTGACGCAGATAACGAAATGAGACGCGCATTACTAGCCGAACAAGATTATGAATTAGCTTCGTTGAGTGACGCAATGCAAACGAAGGATCAGTCGGAGATTGAACGCAGTAAGAAACGTTTAGGCGAAATTCATTTGGAACTGGCGGAATTGTCATGACGGAGTTTCAAAACGGAACAACCGTTGTCAGTCGTAATGGTGACGCAATAGGTGGAATTTTATTAGACGGCGAAGGATTTGCGAAAGTTAAAGGTAAGCAACGGATAGGAAATCGAATGGTCCATTTTAGTACGTTCTATGAGCCTATTTCGGAGATTGAGCGACATTGGCGCTTAGCAACAGACGAGGAGGTTCGACGCTATTTTGACGCTGATTAGTAGTGCTATAGAAGTGATATTTGGAGTGATTGCGCTTGCGATATTGCTCGGTGGCGAATACTTGAATTACAAGGATAAACGGAGGTGGCGTAAGTGAAGAAGTTTCCAGTGACTAGCGAGAAAGGTAATGAGTATCGAGTGGACATAAGAGAATGCCGGCTATTTGTAGATCATTACGAGGTTTACGTATATGAGAGATATATCGGATGGTTCGGACGAGAACGATTCCAATTTTTAAACGAAAGTTTTATGGGCTATCCCCGTTCATATAACGCTAATGAATTTGATTTCGATTTTACCGCAATGGCGAAACATGAAGTAGAGCGAATGGAGGATTCATGGGAGGCGTATGAGAAACGTGAACAACTAAAAATCGAGGCAGAACGTAAATTCGAAGAATGGGACGGTGATTGTCGTGAGTAACAACGGAACATTACTGCTATCGAAAATACTCGACGATAACGACGTACAAGCGCTCGCACGCCATAACATATCGGCTGACCATTTTAAAGTCGCAGCTGATCGCAAGGCATACGAATTCATTCGTCAATATGCCGGACAGAATCGAGGGCAGGCGCCAAGCTATGCGACAGTAGTCGAGCAAGTGCCGGAGTTCTTTTATGTGCCGCAAGTGAGCGATTCATACGAATGGTTAACGCGTCGTTTGTTAAATGACGCTGGACGTTCGGAATTTATCGACGTTGTGCAAAACGATATACAATCGCTATTTAACGAATACCCACATGATGTCCATGTTCTCATTGACAAGCTAGTGGAAAAGTTTGATAATATTAAACAACGAACAGACGTTCGAGAAAAGGTCGGAACCGACGTTAAAACCGATACTTCGAAATTCCTTGACGAGTTCGATCACCGTAAGGAAGGCAAGTCGTTCAAGACGTGGAAATCGAACTTTTCGAACATTGGCGAATACGTCAGCGGAAATATGTACGTATTTTATGCTAAGTCAGGACGAGGCAAATCGGTCATTGCATCGATAGAAGAAGCGTTATATATGGCGATACAAGGCGCTAATGTTCTTATATGGTCGATGGAAATGCCATGGTTCGAGGTACTTGTACGCTTGTATGTATCGCTATCAGGACGCAAGGGCTTAACGCAAGTAAACATCGCCGGGCTCGACCTAAATGGCGGATTTAGTGCTGATGATGTTCGCAGTGGCAAGATGGCGCATGAGTTCGAAATCGCTTTCCGAGCGTTCTTGGATACGCTTAATGACGAGATTTCAGGCAATATTATCGTTCGTGGCGTAGATGATGACGACTTTAGCAATCGATCATTGCGCCAATTAGAGGCGGACATTCTGCAGACAAAAGCCGATGTAGTCGTAGTGGACCCGTTTTATTACCTCGACTACGAGAAGAATACGTCCAAAACGGCAGGCGGAGACGCTGCAGAAACTTCGAAAAGGCTCCGTAGACTTACCGGAACTCGACAAGTAGTAACGCTGGCAATTACGCAGGCGGACGAAGGGAAAGAAGTCAAAGACGAAGATGGAGAACGAGAGTTAGCGTTGCCTGAGCGTGAAGCCGTTAAGAAAACGAAGGCGTTGCTCGAAGATGCTTCGATGCTGATTGCGATTGATACGGACTATAAACAAGGAAGAGGATTAGTCGGAATTAATAAGGGGCGAAACGGCGGTGAAGGTGAAATCGTTGAGATTACGTATGCTCCACAAGTTGGGGCAGTTCGGGAAATGCCGAAAGGAGAAGATTCAGTAGCGCAATTTGATTTTTAGTAGTCTATAAATCTAGCGTTCGACATATAATGACCTAGCGAGAAAAGTTGTCGAAATGATAATGATAGATTTCAGCGAGGCTTAGTTAGTGGACAAATCTCACCGATCAGCAAACGATAAAGAATTAATACGTTGTGGATTCACGCTATGGTAAAATAAAGGAGTGGTCAATATTGGCAAACGTTAAAATACGAGGACACGATGTCCGAATAGATGTACAAGCCGAATTAGAAGAGTTCGAGTGGTATAGAGCGAAGTGGTCGCACAATAAGTTAATAGCTGCGTCGCCATTTCGATATGATCGCTCACCTTCGTTCTTTGTCCTACTGGAAGAGAACGGAGAATATCCGGCCGGCTCATGGGGCGATAGTGGCGCGTATGACGACGAATGGAAATCCGGTGGTATAGTAAAATTGCTCTCTTTTTTACGAAATGAGACGTATGAGGAGACACAAGAATACCTATTATCGAAATATGTCGAATTGTCGGAAACCAATGACGTAATGCTCATTTTGCCCAGATTAAGGGTATCGCCATTTAAAAGAAATTTGCAACGTGATATTATCGAGAGACAAGCATCTCCATATCTAACCAAACGCGGAATATCCGAAGAGGTACAAACAGAGGCAAAAGTTGGTAAGTCGCGTCACTACGGCTTCGTTGCCATACCTTGGCATTCACCGGACGGACAGTTGTCTAACGTAAAATACCGCGCTACAAAGGGTAAAACGTTTTTCTACGAACGTAATGCTCGCCCGATTCGCGAGCTAGTATATGGAGCAGATTTATACAATCGTTCTTACGACGATTTAATCATTTGCGAGGCGGAGATAGACGCATTGTCGTGGAGAACGGCAGGATATAACGCTGTAGCGATTGGAGGCGTTGCATTTACGCAGCAGCAAGCCGATATAATTCGTAGACTTCCGTTCAAACGATTAATAGTGGCGGGCGATAACGATAAGGCTGGCGCTAGATTCAATGCGCAGATTGTACAAGCATTAAAAGGACGTGATTTAGCCGTCATACAGTGGCGTAATTGTCCGTTTAAAGACGCGAATGACGTTTTATTAGCGAAAGGAATAGGCGGTCTTAGAGAGGCGTTTGAGGACGCTTTAGATTTACCAACGATTAATCTTCCTCATATTCGTATGAGTCGTAGTATTCGATAATTTCGTTCACAGGAACGTCAAAATATTCGCAGAGTAAGTCGATCGTTTCGAGTGAGACGTAGCCAGTATCGTTTTTCATACGAGTTGTGTAAGTCGAGTGGATATCGAGTTCTGCGCGTAGTTTGCGGTATGATACGTTGTTTTTCTTCATTAAGTGGCGTAAAGGTGCGTAAGAGATGGCCATATGTATAAAACCTCCTATCGTACAGCCTATAATAGGAGATTGCTATAGTTGGAACGAAAATTGTGCCAGTAGAATTACGTTTACAGTATTTGAGTTATTAGCTATAATTGCTATAAGTATCTATTTCTAGTAAAAATGGATGTGAAAAGCTCTATACGTAATTTACGGAAATAAATCTAAAAAGTTTCAAAAAGTTTTTAAAACTTGTCCCAAATATAAGTACTTTAGTGTCCAATGTATAGTATAGGAGGAGATATATTGAAAACAATATTAATTATTTACGAAGACAGAAGTGTGATGAGCTATATTCGGCGGCGGATAGAAGAAGTTAATTGCTTGATTACCAACACACAGAGGTTAGAAGGTAGAATTTTTAAAGAATTGGAAAGCTATTACGAGTCTACCGAGAATCGTAGTATTAAGCGAATTAAATATATTGTCAATAGAGCTATAGTATTAGCAAAGAAACAGTACGGTACGCAAAGAACAGCGATATTCAGTGATCTAACAAATGAAGACGGTTTTGGCGAATCGTTGGAATTTGAGCCGGAGGACCTGTTGGCGCAGGGCGGTGAGACGGCATTACAAAATATCTCACTAAATGAAGAGATCGCCCGCTTGGCGACGGGCGATCGTGAGTTAGTTACTTTAAATGCTTGGTCGAATGGGTTTAATGATACACAGGTTTCCATGACTTTGGCGAGTCATTTTGGAGGAAACAAGGAATCACACCGTAAATTCGTTCGGCGATTCAAAGTAAAGTGTCAGGAACGTTTAGAGAAAGAGTGTCTCGCAAAAAACCTCTTAATCAAAACTGCCTAACTATCAAATTGTTATTTTCAGTTAAATTATTGGCGGTCATTACGACCGTCGATACGCTTAACCAAGCGCACATACAGGCGACTTTAATAGTTCGTCGTATGTATACCCTGTATATAATCTTATTAATTGACGGTTGTATTTATGTATTTTATTAATTTATATTACTGTAGTCAACCGTCTTTAATAGGAATTATAGCACGAGTTCGCTATTTTTAAACCTAAAATGCTTAAAAACCCATGAGAGGGATGAAAAAATGGTACAATTCTACGCCTTATGTGAAGAAAGTTCACAGGAAAATATTACACATTTTAACTTTTATAGCCCAATTGGACGTGTTCACGCGGACTATCACGGTTGCCTACCGGAAGATGACGACGCAGCCGACTATTTCCGAAATAATCGAATCCGCGCAATCAAAGTTGGATAGGAGGCAACGTAATAATGACGCGAAATAATTTACGATGGAATCCGACAGTACACGCAATCAAACGTATTAAAGAACGATGCGGAATCGAAGAAACGCAAGCGAAGGCATTCGTTAATCAACTTATGCAGCACGCAAAATACATTACAACGAATCCAAACGGAACATCCGTTTATAAACACGACAAACGCGATATTATGATGGTCGTAAATCCAGAACTAAACGTAGTTATCACGATTCACAGCGCAACACAAACGGAAGATGGTTCACCTAACGAAGAATTAACGCAGTTAGCGCCTAAAAAGGCAATCACTATCGACCGTATTTCTACAGCAATCAAGCGCGAGCTATCGAAAATGACGACGCAACTTCGACGCGAAATTCGCAAGCTGACGGAACAACAAGCGCAGCTCAACGTTAGCGCCGCAGAATTGTCGCTTAATAAGATACGTTGCAAGGCTCCGCATACGCAGGCGCTAATTCAAACTCGTATTGACGCTATTATAACGCAAGTTAATGAAATTGCGCAAGAGGTTGACGCAAAATTAACGCAGATTAAAAATGCTGAGCGAGAAGTTGGCGAGGTGATTGGCGAATGACAGACGCGCAAAAGGCGATTATTGCTGCGACGAAAGCAGTTACGTATTACGGGAAGAAAGCGAGGTAAATAGCGCATGAGAACAATAAGAGTATACGGGAGCTACTTAACGGAATTGTCAAAAGGGATATACGCATTCCACACGGAAGAGATCGGCGAACAGGTGATTATTACGGTGGATGCTGCGCATGATTTAATCCTAAAAACGCATCAATACGGATTCGAACCGAGATGATTACGTGTTTAAACGCAAATAGAAAGGCGGTGATAGTCCGCTAGATTACTAGGAGGGGAAACGAGTATGGCACGTAGGAAAACGCATGAAGAGTTTGTTGCGGAGGTTAAGGCACTTGTTGGCGATGAATATACGGTTATAACCGCGTATAAGAATAACCACACCAAAATAACATTTACACACGACAATTGCGGACTATCCTACGACATTAGACCGAAAGATTTTATAAAAGGAACGCGTTGTCCCATTTGTTCAAAAAAGAAGGGGGGATTAAAGCGCAGAACAGAAGAGAAAGAGTTTCTAACAAAAATATTAGCCGAAAGAACATTTAAACACACGATATTAAGTGGGTATGAAAAAGCAAGAAAACCATTAGTGCTTAAGTGCGGACATTGTGGCGAGGTTTTTGAAAGATTACCAGCAAACCTATTAAAGAGCCATGCTTGTCCTGTTTGCACAACAAAAAAGAAAAGATTGGATTCTACAATGTTCGCTTCGTATTTACACCATACAACTAAAGGAGAATACAGACTTGTTAGTGATTATGTAAATAATAAAACAAAAGTAAGCGTTATGCATACCAGATGTGCCCAAATATATGAAGTTGTCCCATACGCATTTAAAAGAGGAAATAGGTGCCCAATATGCAAAGAGTCTAAGGGGGAGAGGTATATAAGGGAATGGCTTTCATCCAAGGGAATTAAGCACAATACTCAAGAGCCTGCCAAATACGACAAACGAAAACACCCACTATACCTTGATTTTTATGTCCAAGGGATAGCTATAGAATATGACGGTGAGTACCACTACAAACCGATGTCGCACGCTGGAAGAGAAGAAGGTTTGCGAGCACAACAACGACGTGACGCAATAAAAACGCAATACTGCGCCGACAACGGAATACCTCTCATACGAATACCGTATTGGGATTTCGATAATATCGACGCAATATTGACGGAAAAATTGTTGCCGTTGTTAGAGATTGACGCAAATGTGACGCAGAAACAAGCGAGTTGAGGTTTAGATTTCGGCTATCGAGTACCCGCCAAACAAGCTTTTCATGCGTAATCTACGCAATAATTTTCGAATCTCTTTACGAGCATCTTCGGGATGGCAGTCTTTGATTTTAGTTAAAAAGTAAGAGTCCACGCCTTCATCAGCGAGAGCAGCAACAGCTTTTGAGTAGAATTTATCACGTAACACATCGTAGCATTCTGAGAACAATTCGATATCTGCATATTCTTCGTAGCGAGAAACAGCGTCTGCACAAAGCATTTCGACAGCAAGGTATTTGTAAATTTTCGAGTAATTCTTTTCTTTAACGTAGATTTTATCACTTTCTAAATTCGTTTTCATAGCGAAACCTCCGATTTTATTTTCGTACAGTTTTACGCAAGTTCAACGCAGAAGCAAGCGTGTTAGTTCTCGAAATGTTTGCGAATTTTAGCAGGTAACAGCGTAGTATCAGCAGTATCGTAGTAATTAAACGTGTCAGCTAATAGGGATGCAAAGTCGTTGTAAGAATCTAGGACACTATTAAGAGCCGTAACATCAACTTGAGGATATGACTGCACTAGCTTAAATGGTAAAAGTCGCGAGTATACAATCAAATCGTACTCTAACTCAATAAGATTTTGTTCGCCAGGGTCTTGGTTTTTCTCAAACGCAGTAGCGTACTTCTCTAGTCTTTCCAAGATAGAGCCAATAAATTCAATATCTCGTTTTTCCGAAAGTAAAATAAGCGCATCTCGCATTACAGTGTCTTGGTTATGGTCGTGGATCATTTATATCATCTCCGTAAATTTTGGTTTTGAATAACAGCGCTGTTGTCCTTGCCTAAAACTATACGCAGACGATTTTTGAAATGTCAAGCGATAATTTAAAACGAATTTACGAAGTAAATTTTACCATGCGCATACACACGTATAGGCTATTTATAACGCAGTCTTAACGCAATTTTAATTATCGTATCTATTACGGAGCTTATACGTAACACGTCGGCGAGTTAACGCTCGCCCGTCGGTGAATATCGTCGTACTACTAGGCAAGGCGCTTTGCTCAGGTTTGCGAGAGCAGGTACGGCGGTATTCACGGACGGTGATACGCTGGCCAGCAATAACTATCCGAAACAAATAGCGCAAAAGGAGCGTGATTGAATGCGATTTATCGATCATATCAGTAAAGTAACGGTAGAAACGGGGCAGCACAAACTATCGCAGCAACAGAAACGATTGATTCGTGTGGTAGCTAATCGGAAGCAATGACGCATTTTCAACGCAATAACAAAACAACGAAAAGGGGACGATTTATTAATGACGCAATTTACAAACGGACAAGACGCATTTGACGCTTTAACATCACCTGTTGACGAAACTGGCGGAGGCACAGACGTATCATTCTCGTACCTAAAAGCTGGCGATACAAAAATCGTAAAGGTAATCGATCCGAAGGCGGTCAACCGCGTGTACGGCTACGGAATCTTCAAAAAGGGCGGTGGAGGCGTGCCGTCATTTGTTCCAGAGAATCCGCCAGTCATCAAAGATACGGGCAAAACGATTTTCGTAAACGATAAGCATACGCCATGGGATTTAGCGAGCGAGCACTATCGCAAGCAATCGCAGTCATTCGGCGATGAAGCGAGCAACGAATCGTATAAATACAAGATTAAAGCGATGTGGACGTTCGCATTCTATGACGTTACATTAGGCGAAGTTATCTACGTTGACTTCTCGAATAAGCAAGCGAAGGAGCAGTTAGCGCCAGCTATTATCGACTACAAAGAGGATTTAGACGAGCTAGTATTCGAGCTTAAAAAGTCGGCAAGTGGCGTTGTATCGCTAAATCCGATTATGAAGCCCGAGAAAAAGCTAACAGCGGAACAGCTCGCAAATATCGATAAGGCTCCGAAAGAAATCGATATGAGCATCGTTGAAAAGATGTGGCTTAAAAAGTCGAACGCCGAAATGGTCGAGGAACTAGTCGGTCAAGGATTCGATGTCAGCCTTATCGGATTAGCAGCGCAAACTCCAACGGAAAAAGAACTGGATCCAACATCCGATTTCTAGTCCGTGGAGGTGACGCAGTTATGACGCAAAATGAATTAAGCACGAGCACAATCGGACGTCACTCGGAACTACTCGCAATGGCTGCGTTATTAGCTGACGGATGGTCGGTATCAGAGCCGACCGTGCCGGAAGCGCACGATTTGCTGGCGAGCAAGAACGGGCAACAGATGCGAATCCAGGTAAAAACGATCAAGCAACGTGAAAAGGACGGCGTGCCTTACTACGTCATTCGCGGTCTAAAAAACAACGGTCAAACATATGACCTAGCGGACTGTGACGCATTTATCGGCGTAGTTGGTGAGCACGTTTATCTGGCGGAGAATAGATGTCTTTCAGAGTACTGGGCAAAAGTAAGCGAAGTAGACGAGAAGTGGAAACGGTTGGACCTAAAAATAGCGGAAAAGGGAGCGATTAATTAATATGGCGAAATTAAACGGTGTAAAAACGGTTGATATGGTAAACGGTGAAATTACGAAGGTTGCGTATGAAGGGGCGGAATATGCAAAGGTTGACGGCTTAGTAAAGTCTACGGAAGATATTCTACTTGCGATTGAAAACGGACTTGATCGCACTAAGGGCGAGTTTTATCGAGTGATTAGCGTTGGCAATACGGTCAGATGGGAAGATAATACGTCTGCTAACGGTGTGGGAGCTGAGTACATCGGCGATCGTTTTAATGTATTCCGCAAAATCTCCGAATCCAAGCCAACGCTAGAGCAAGTTGCAAAACGCGTGGAAAGCTTAGAGAGCGATGTTGCTGCGTTGAAATCGGGCGAGACGAGCGTAGAGCCTAAACGTTTAACAGTCGGAGATACGGCGAAAATTATCGGTAATGATTCAGGACACTTCGGCAATATCGGAGATATCGTAAAGATTGTAACAGATGACGAAGACGGGCAACCATATCAGTGTGAGCGCGTTTCTGACGGAAAAGATGTCGGATGGTTCTACGAAGAAGATTTAGTAGCGCATGCTGTCGAAACTATCGAATTTGAAGGCGCAACATACCGCAAAGTTGACCGTGAGGCTCGCGAAGGTGATGTCGTGGTTTTCCGTAAAAATCGTTCAGTGAGCGTAAAAAACAACAAGCCATATTTAGTACAACAAGTAAAAGTTAAAGTTGCTGGAGGCACTGCGTTAGGAGTTATGGGTAACTGCGGATGCCATGTGTATCACGATGATTACAACAGAACTCGCGAAACTGTCGACGTATATGAGCCTATTGAGCAGGCGAAATATGTTCCGCAAGAGGGCGATATTGTCGTTATCGTAAAGAGCGAACATGGATCGCGAAACAGTGTAGGTGATATCGGAAAAGTGTCGAATGTAAGTCGCGTTAACTTTGCTGTTGATGTTCCGCAAAAGCCTAAAGCGCCTAAAGCTAGCGGAAATAAGCATGTAGCGTATGAAGTCCGCAAAGCAACGCCAGCAGAAGTTGAGCAATACGAGCAGGCAGTCCACAAAGCGTCATTTGCCGTAGGTGATTACGTGAAAGTCGTTAAATCCGAGTCAGGCAATGAAGGTAAAATCGCAAAGATTACGGATGATTCCGATGGGCTTAAAATGCGCCTAGCATCAGGTGACGTAGTATTGGCAGATTTCGAAGGTACTTCGCTAGAGGACGGCAAGGTTTACGGGTTTACCACTGACCAAATCGTCAAAGCTACTGACGCAGAAATTGCGAAGGCGACAGCGCCGAAATTAAAGGCGGGCGATTTCGTTAAGTTTCGCGGCGATGAAATGGGAATTACAGCTGGAAAGTTATACGAAGTAAACGAGGAGCACGGAGAATTATCGATTACTGACGACGATGGCGATTGGCGTCATGGTGGAGTATTTTCAGATGAGCACGAAATCCTATCCGCAGAAGAAGCAAAATGGGCGAAGATTGGTCGTAAGGTAGGAGAAATTCGAAAAGGAGATATCGTAAAGGTTACATCAAACTGCGGTAGACACAGTATCGGAACTATCGGAATCGCTCAATCGAATGGTGATACGGAGTCTACGTCAGTCCTTGCGAACGGAATCGGAACAAGTACGTGGTCATTCGTTGAATTAATCGCTCCAGTTGAATCGCTAATCAACGCATAATCAACGCTTTGCGAATAACGCTAAAAATAAACAGACAAGGAGGTGAGGCGGCATGAAACTCGATATTAAATTGAAAAGCGCACAGGCTTCCGCCTCAACCGAAGCCTTGCAAGAGGCAAGCAAACGGAAGGCGAGCGCTACTGAAACGATGGAGGACGCTTGGGTCCGTATCTTAGCGCAAAAGAATACTGATGCAGATTTGCGAAAGTTGCGAGAAGTCAAGCGTGCGATGGACGCAGGGCTAATCGGAAGGGAAGCAGATAAAGCGACTAAGCGATTCAGCAAGGCGTTAGGCAAGTTTTCGAAGGCCGAGGCGATAAGGCTGTATGCGGTGCTATTCGAGCAGCAGCGTGAAGAAAAGCTGGCGGAGTTGGTTACGAATACGCCGAGCAATTACGTTTTAGTTGCCGACGAACAAGCGTTACGACAAATCGTGGCGGATGCGTTGAAAGAGCCGATCATTGCGGTCGATACCGAGACAACGGGATTAGACGTTTATGTTGACGTGATTGTTGGCGTATCGCTGTCGTTACCGACGCAAGATAAGCACTATTATATACCGTTTGAGCCGACGCAAGATGAACGCGCTTTGTCCTCGGAAATGATCGAGATATTGCGCCCACTTATCGAGTCAGAGGATGTTAAGAAAGTGCTACACAACGCAATTTACGATATCGCGATGTTCAGACGTCATAATATAAATCTTAACGGATTAGCTTGGGATTCTATGACGGCCATGCATCTACTTAACGAAAACGAACCGTCGTTCCGATTAAAAGACTTAGCGCCAAAATATCTCGGAACAGAGTCGGATACATTCGATCAGCTATTCGGAAAAAACGCTAAGTTTGCAGAAGTGCCACTTGATATAGCGCTTGTGTACGCAGCGAAGGATACACATTTAACGTGGGATTTATTCGTATTCCAAACCAAGCATATGACGCAAATGCCAGAAATGTACGAGTATTATACATCGGTCGAGGTTCCATTGTTATACGTCATAGTTGAGATGGAGGCTAACGGATTCGTTCTCGATTTAGACTTCGCAAGACAATACGGAGAACAACTAGGGCAAGAAGCCGACGAATTACAGCGATGGTTAATTGACTATTTAATGCCATATCACGATGGAGCCGAGATTATTAACCTTAATTCAGGCCCACAAATGAAGCCAGCGTTATCGAAAGCCATCGGAAAAGAACTACCTAACCTTGACGCTAAACGAACGCTAAAGCCTCTTAAGGATAAGCACGAGGTTGTTGCGAAACTGCTCGAGTACAAACGTATTACAAAATTATCAGGTACGTACATTGATTCCTTGCCTAAGAAACAGCATCCGGTAACGAAACGTTGGCACAGTCGATTCAACCCGATGGGCACAGTTACAGGCCGATTTAGTAGTGGTAAAGACGAGGATAGTTCCGTTGAGCAATTTAACGCAGCGAATCAACCGTATGAGGCTCGCAAAATGTTCATTGCTCCGCCAGGTAAAGTAATCGTTGGAGCCGATTTTAAAGCGCAAGAAATACGATGTGTTGCGTATTTATCACAAGAGCCGGCGCTTATTGAAGCCTTCGAAAAGGAAATGGATCCTTACGCAATGTTAGCTGTTCAGTACACGGGGCTGCCATACGAGCAAGTGCATAAGAATCCGGACGGCAGCGATACAGATTGGCGTAAAAAGATGAAGGTTGCTTGGCTCGCTTGGTTATACGGCGCCAGTGATTTTACTCTCGGACAATGGCTTGGAACATCGAAAGAAGAAGCAGGCAAGTTCATGGGGGAGTTAAAGCAGTCGTTACCTGTGCTTAGCGCATGGTTAGACGGAAACACCGAGTTTGTAAAGAAATACGGCTTCGTTTGGATGGACGGAGACAAGCGTAAAAGACGCCTACCCGAAGCGAAGTTAACACGTAAGAAAATACCTTACGGTAAGTATTACGATCCTAAATATGAGGAAGAACGCAAGCATAACGGCAAGATTAGCGGAGCAATTCGTATGGCGACAAATGCCAGAGTGCAAGGATCATCTTCTATTCAGATGAAAACGACTATGCTACAAGCGCAAGAGGAGTGCGATAAGCGTGAAGGATGGCGTATTTATAACACCATATACGACGAATTACAGTTCGAAATTCCAGATACTTTTACGCGAGAGGACATCGAAGTAATACGTAACATTATGCTTACTGCGTATAGATTTGGAAACGTTGAAAACGGTACTGACATTGAAATCTACAAAAGATGGGGCGTGGGGGTAAGTGTCGACGACTGGTTTAGCGGTAAGCGAGATTAAAATACGCGCAAAAGATATCTATGTAAAAGTAGATTCAGGCGATTTCGAAAAACCAAACGAATACAAGTGGTATTTATTCAACGGTAAATATCCAGGTAGACACCCAAGTCAAGTAGAAATAGAGAACGGAATTCCTGGAGTTGTCTATCTTCATAGAGAAGTAATGGGCGCAATTCGTTCGAATGAAACAGTGGATCACATTAACGGAGATACGTTAGACAATAGAAAATCGAACTTACGAGTATGTCCGCAAGGACTGAACAATCTTAACAAGCCTCCGCGTGCAGACAATAAATGTGGGTATAAGGGCGTGCGTAAACAATTAGGCAAGAAAAAGAACCCGTGGGACTCCAGAATCCAGTTAAACGGGAAAAGGATCACGTTAGGACACTTCGACAATCCTCACGACGCTGCTCGTATGTACAACATTTGGGCTGCAGACATATTCGGAGAATACGCATATTTGAACGTAATTAAAGAGGAGGAAACGCAATAATGACGCAAATTGAAATCATCAAACTCGAAAAGGACGGATGCGCTCCATGCAAATGGCTCGGCAGAACACTAGCTGATAACGCAGCACGCCTTGAATCGGAAGGCGCAACGTTAACAACACTGAATATTAGCGAGAATCCATCGCTCATTGACGAATATAACATTTCTAGCGTACCAGTCCTCGTATTAAAACGAAATGGCGTAGAAATGACGCGAGTTCACGGCAATGTCAACTTTGACGACGTGTTAGCTACGATTGAGTTTGCGAAATTTAAGAAGTAGGAGGCGGAAAGATGAACGGACAAATTAGCAAAACAGCCCACATATCAATAGATTCAGCGAATGCGTTCGGAAAGCATCTAGTTGAGCGCATAGACGAGATGCAATCGGAAGGGCTACTAGTTGAGGTGCAATATCAAACAACTATACAACCGAACGGCCAAGCGATATTTAGTGCAGTAATATTTGGACGAATTGGAGGACGATAATTTGACGCAAACTAACGATGCACTAGAAGCACTTTACGCAGACAGCTACGTTCCTGGCGCTAAACAGCCGGGCTTCATCGATAAGGTAGCGCAAGAACTGATCGATACACTTAACGATTGGCATAGTCGCCCCGAAAAGTGGGATGACGCCATAGATTCGCAAATACATGCATGGTACGTAAAGCCTCAGAAGGTGTTTCCGAAACGACCATATTTCTCGCCATCGGCAACAGGCGCGTGCAAACGTGAGCTATACGAAAAGGGTATCGGCTCTAAACGGGACGCAGGCGGACAGCAACCGCATCAAAAGCGCTGGACTGGCATCGGAACGGCAATCGGCGATATGATACAGCGCGATTTACTATTCATCGAAAAGCATATGCCAGGCGCACGATTCCGATTCGAGCGTAATGATCGTGGCGAGCCGATGTTCGAGGACTTCGCTAAACGCAATGTGCCGGTAAATGTCGGAGGCATATCGTATAGCCTTTACGGAGCGCCAGACGGCATCTTGATTTATACCGATGAAAATGGCGAACAGCACCGCATTGGACTCGAAATTAAATCGAAGCAAACGACGGCAGCACGCACATCGCTTTATTCAATGCGACAGGCTGACGAAAAGCACGAATTGCAGACGATTGCCTATTCGATCATGTTCGGATTATCGCATTATATCGTACTTTACGTTAATACCTCGCACAAATCGTGGTCAATATCGGATGATGATTTCGCAGCAACGCCGGATATTCGAGCGTTCGGCATCGATTGCACAGACGAACGTAAAGCGAAGTTGCTTGAAGATTTAGCGAGTGTGCAGCGATTGATTAACGAACGAAAGCCGCCGATGCCTGATCTAACGAAATGGACATTCAACGGATTTAAGACAGCGATAGCACAATCTATTACAGACGCAGAACTGACGCAACTAAAACAGCAAGTAGAGCTGGCGCAAAAGAGCGGATTGAAAGACTATACGAAACGTCAATATGCGGAGGCTTTGGCGGACTTAATAAAAAGAATTCCGAAAAGTTAGCATAAAACTGCGACAAACGTAATTTTTATGGATATAAGAACGTAGGAAGCGAAATTAAAACTAATAAATCGGAGGTTGACGTAAATATGACGAAAGCAACGTATAAAGTGGGCGACAAGGTTCGAATTTTGGATGCGAAAAATATCATGTACGGTGTTAAGTATTGGGGCATCGGTGATGTAGCAAAGGTTAAGCTCGTAGATAGTGACGGTGATTTAATCGTAGATTCTACGAAATTGAAAGGGAAATCAATGATGATCGGACATTCTGAATTTAAATACATCGAAAAAGTCGAGGAGAGTGACGCTAAGATGACGCAATTCGAAGTTGGGGACGTTGTGAAAGCTAACGAAAAGTCTAACGGAAAATACTCAATCACTACGCAAAGTAACGGATTTACTGGCAAGGTAGTCGAAATTAGAAAGGACGGTAGACTCGATGTCCATACGCTAACAAGAAATGATAGTGAGCGAGACACGTTATTTACAGGTCTAGAACCTAAGTATTTCGAAGTGCTATCGCCAAAACCGACGAAAAAGCAACGGCTGACAACGCTCGAGCAAAAAGTCGAAGCAATGCAAGCCGAAATCGACACGTTAAAGGCTACGCAATCAATCGGTAAATCAGCAGAAGCTTTCGTCAAAGCAATCGAAAAGCATACGCCTAAATCAGCTAACGAGCAACGCAAAGCGATCATCGACGAGGCAAAGGCGTTTGTGGAAGGCGCTAAGAATCGTACAGGTGGTCTTACTAATCGCAAAGGCTATTATTATCCGGCAAAAGGCGTTCAATTTATCGCTGACGTAGATTTTATTGTTAACGCGAAAAAACGTACAGTAGTCGCAATTTTACGCAATCAAGTAGGTGGTAACGAAATCTCCGCAAAAGCTATCGCAAAATGCGCGCCTGACGACGTATTCAACGCTGACATCGGCAAGGCGATTGCGCTAGGTCGTGCGCTTGGGCTGAACGTTTCTAAGTTTGAGAAGGCGGTGCAGCCTAGCGAGGTTGTTGTCGGTATGAAAATCGATGATGATTCAGATATCCAAACGGTAAGCGAGCTTTTCGATCTTCCGTATGACACGTTATTTAGCGGAAAGAAAGTTAGTGGACAGGCGTTCAACACTAAGGAATCACTTGGTTGGTTAGCGCAGTCACAAGTAACTATTGCTGACGACTCAGAGGCGCAATATTAATGGCGGTTGCTAAAAAGCCGAAGCCTAAACGCTTACTAGCAATTGATACGTCAGCATCGCCGGGCTTCGCAGTGCTCGAATACGGCGCTAATAAGCCAGTGAATCTAGTTTACACTGACGCATTTCCGACGGACACTTCGCTATCAGACGCTGAGCGATTCGAAGTCGTAAGAGCCTCAACAGCTCTAATCTGCTACAAATACGGGACTGCAACTCCATTTGACGTTGTTGTCCGCGAGCATTTCATCAAAGGCGGAAGCAAGCGCGGCACGCAGTTAGTGTTTGGCGGATGGGCTGCCGTTGATATGGCGCTCAAGGCTTTCGGCTATGTGATCGATAGCAATAACGAGATTCCGCCAACCACCGTCAAAAAGGCGGTAGGCATTTCGGGTAAGGCGACGAAAGCAGAAGTTGAGCAAGGCGTAAGGCAAGCGTTAAACTTGCCGGACGATTACGTATTTCCGAATAACAAAGGCGGGGACGCCTCGGACGCAGCAGCAATCGGTATCGCATATTTAAAACGAGAGGGAGCGATTGGATGATTAAATATTACGAATACATCGAACCTTATTACGGATTAGTTAAGGCAGAGTCACTCGAACAGTCAAATGAATTCTACGAGAAAATTATTGCTGACGAGCCAGAAATGCCAATCGAAATAAGCGAGAAAGATGCGTTAATTGCACATATAAACGGATATGTCGAAGGTGAGCCAGTTACAATCCGCGAATTAGTTGAAGAATTTTACGAAAGTGCTCCGGGCGTACTTTTAGTTGACGGATCACTACTATAAGGGAGGCACAATAATATGACAAAATTATCACGCAAAGAACGACGCAAGCAAGGCGGATTCACTCCGCAATATAACGGTAAGGAACCGATTACATTCGCCGAATATATCGGAGGATTCAAAAACGAAAAGTTAATTCCGCGACGATTACGTAATCATCCGTTGAATAAGGCGGAAGCTGAATGATTAAACAGGCTCTTCAATATATTACGGCACTAGCTCTAGCAATCGTAATTCTAGCGATATTCATAGTTCTGTCTCCGTACTTCGCGCTGCAGACGGCATGGAAAGTCGTGACCAGAGAGAGCGAGGAATCGTGAAAGTCTACTACGCTAGTATGACTGGCAATGTCCGACGCTTCCTCGCTAAGACTGACGTTGATGCAATTGACATTAACGACGTCCCAAATCCGACCGAGCCGTTTGTGCTAGCGACATACACATTCGGATTCGGCGACATTCCTGCGAAAGTAGACGCATGGTTAACGCAGAATTACAAGCTATTACGAGGAGTTGCCGTCAGTGGCAATCGAAATTGGGGCGATAACTACGGATTAGCTGGCGACAAGATATCGAATAGGTATGGCGTACCGTTAATTCTTAAATTCGAGCAAGCCGGCAATCCCGAAGATGTACGACTATTTAAAGAAAGGTTGGCGATAATTTGCGCTACTACGAATTAAATAACGAAGTAATGCAGCGAGATGCGAATGGCTTATTGCAGTTCGATAAAGACAAAGAAGCCACTCGTGCTTACTTCTTAGATTACGTTAATAAAAATACGGTGTTTTTCCATTCACTACGCGAAAAACTCGATTACCTAATAGAGAACGATTATTACGAGAAAGAAATCATCGAGCAATATGCGTTTGAAGAAATCAAGGCGGTCTATAAGCTAATCTACGCAAAGAAATTCCGATTTCCTTCGTTCATGGCAGCGTACAAGTTTTACAATGACTATGCGCTATTAACTAACGATGGAGAACGCATCCTGGAACGCTATGAAGATCGTGTAGCAATTAACGCGATGTTCTTCGGAAAAGGTGACGCAACAAAGGCGCTTAAGTTTGCCGAGCTATTAATCACGCAACAATATCAACCAGCCACACCGACATTCCTAAACGTTGGACGAAAACGTCGAGGCGAACTAGTATCGTGCTTTATAACGCAAGTTGGCGACAGCTTGAACGATATTAACATGGCCGAATCTACTGCGAAACAACTATCGAAGATTGGCGGAGGCGTATCGCTAAACCTTTCGAATATTCGAGCGAAAGGCGAATCAATTAAAGATATCGCAAACGTAGCAAAGGGTGTCGTTGGCGTTATGAAGATGCTAGACCACTCATTCCGATATGCCGATCAGATGGGACAACGACCAGGCGCTGGAGCAGCGTATCTCAACATATTCCACGCGGACATTCACGATTTCCTCGATACGAAGAAAATTAGCGCTGACGAAGATGTGCGAGTAAAGACGTTGAGTATTGGCGTTGTTATTCCCGATAAGTTCATCGAATTAGCTCGCGAGAACAAGCCAGCTTACGTGTTCTACCCGCACACCGTTCACAAAGCGACAGGCAAGCACTTTACGGAGATTGATTTCACGCAAATGTACGATGAATTGGTCGCTAATCCGTTAGTCCGAAAAGATAAGATTGATCCGCGAGCCTTACTTGAAAAGATTTCGGTATTACGTTTCGAATCCGGATACCCATTCGTTATGTTCCGAGACAACGTTAATAGCGTGCATCCACTCGATGGCGACGTAGATGAATCGAATTTATGTACAGAAATCCTACAGCGAATTGAATTATCACAGTACACAGATTACGGTCAACCAGATGTAGTCGGCAGAGACGTTTCATGTAACTTAGGTTCGTTAAATATTGCGAATGTGATGCGATATAAGGATATCAAATCCGCCATTGCGCTCGCTACAGACGCATTAACAGTCGTATCAGAAGCTACAGACATCACCAATGCGCCCGCGGTCGCTAGAGCCAATCGTGAAATGCGCTCAATCGGTCTAGGAGCGATGAATCTGCACGGATATTTAACGTCAGTTGGTATTGCGTACGAATCTCCGCTAGCTATCGAATTTGCAGACGTATTCTTCGCTGCAGTCAACTATCATTCGCTTAAACATTCTTGTGAAATGGCAAAGCGCTCAGGTACGGCATTCAGCGGATTTAATGAGTCGTCATACGCAGACGGAACCTACTTCAATCAATACGTTGCTGAGGACTTCTTACCAAAAGACGATTATATAGCTGAACTATTCGAAGGAATTACGCTACCTAGCCGTAAAGATTGGTTGGAGTTAGCTGCAGACGTTGCGAAATATGGATTATATCACTCTTACCGATTAGCCATCGCACCTACTGGATCAATATCGTATGTACAATCAGCAACAGCTAGCGTTATGCCGATTATGGAACGCATCGAGGAGCGAACGTATGGCAACTCAAAGACATATTATCCGATGCCAGGACTATCAATGAAAACGTGGTTCTATTACAAAGAGGCATACGACATGGATATGCGTAACGTCGTCGATTTAATCGCAACTATTCAGCGTCACATCGATCAAGGTATTAGCTTCACGCTATTTCTGAGAGACACGATGACAACGCGAGATTTAACGAAGATTGACTTATACGCGCATCATAAAGGAATCAAAACGCTTTACTACGCACGTACAAAAGATACGAGTGCGGACGCTTGCCTAGCGTGCCAAGTATAGGAGGGGATTAGGTGACGACATATACCGCAGCAAACTACGCAGTAGACGATGATTCGTTTACACAGGCGTTCATTAAGCAGAATCAATCACAGTTTTGGCTACCAGAGGAAATTTCACTTACGCCGGACCTACTAACGTGGAAGTCGCTAACCAAAGCAGAGCAGACGGCTTACATGCGAGTATTAGGTGGATTAACGTTACTTGATACGGAACAAGGCGTCGGCATTCCGAAGCTGATTCCGCACATCAAAGGACATCAACGACAGGCGTTATTAACGTTCATGTCCGCGATGGAAAACTCGGTCCATGCGAAGTCATACTCGAATATATTCTTAACGTTAGCAAGCCGAGAGGAAATCGCAGAGGTATTCGATTGGGTGAGCGAGAATCCGTATTTACAACGCAAAGCTGACGTAATTGTATCGCAGTACAAATCGGTTAAGGATTCCGACGATGTATCGTTATTCAAGGCGTTAGTATCCTCGGTATTCCTTGAATCGTTCTTATTCTATAGCGGATTCTACTATCCGTTATATATGTATGGGCAAGGGCGATTAATGCAATCAGGCGAGATTATAAATCTGATTATCCGCGACGAAAGTATTCACGGAGTTTACATCGGATTATTGGCGCAAGAGATATTTAATCGACAAACAGACGAGATACAAGACGAGCTGCGTGATTGGACTTATACGACGCTAGAAGCGCTTTATCAAAACGAGGCGCTATATACTGCAGACATTTACGATCCAGTCGGCTTAACGCACGATGTACTCAACTTCGTACAATACAACGCTAATAAGGCGCTAGCTAACCTCGGATTTGACGCTTTATATACGCATGGACCTGTCAACCCGATTGTGCTGAACGGGTTATCAACTAAGACGAAATCACACGACTTCTTCTCGATGAAAGGGAACGGATATAAGAAAGCGACCGTCGAACAGATTCAGGATAGCGATTTTTATTTCGAATAATAATGTCGAGCCTTAATATGCTTTTAGGGCTTGGCGCCATTTTACTATAAACGGAGGTTGATACGTAATGTCAATAGTTTTAATAGTTATAGCGCTTGTTGCGTTCGTACTCGGTATAAGCGTTTTGATTGACGTAAATAAGAAGCATAAGGATGACGTACCTTTTCGCATCTTCTTTTCTGTAGTAGGCGCACTATCGATTATATGCGGAGTTTTAATCTTAATACTCGTATTGGAGTCGATTATATGAGCATCGAGCATCCCGATATAACTCACGCAATACGGACGGGCTATGCCCGTGAAACCTGGCGCAATATTCAAAATGCAAAGCCCGCGGAATCAGCGCCGAGGGACTATTACGGAGACATTATCGACTTAGAGAACGATCATTACGTTGTGATTCCGACAGGCTACAAGATATTGCACCGCAATCTGCAGCGCTATTTGGAGGATAAAAAAGGATTCGAATTTAATTACGTATTTGGCGATTAGGAGGGATAGTGTGAACGATTTATTCTTATTATTTGCGATAAAGTGGGGAATCGTACTATCACTATTACTAATAGGCGCTGCAGTAGGTTCGGCTTTTAATTCGACATTGGGTGTCGTCCTCGCATTCGCAATATTCATAATTGCGCTTATTATCGCAACAGCAGTAAATATCGTATAGGGAGGCGAGTTAATGAACGGACAACAAGCACAACAAATCGAGAAAGAGGCGCAGAACATGTCGTTAGAAATCGGATTTAAACGTTTATCAGATAACGCAATATTGCCGACAAAGGCGCACGCTACAGACTCCGGATTTGATTTATTCGCAGCACAGGACGTTATAATTGCGCCAGGCGAGACGGTAGTTGTTCCGACTGATATTGCGGTACAGCTTCTGAAAGGCTACGAAGCGCAAGTGAGACCGCGTTCGGGAATTACGAGTAAGACGAAATTGCGCGTACAGTTAGGAACGATTGATAACGGTTATATTGCTGGAATTGGCGTGATTATTGATAATATTTACCGCAAAGGCGACTTACCTCGTAAGTTCTACTACGGAGTCGATGGTAAAGCAATTGGTCGCTCATACGAAATCGAAGGCTTGCGTGAAGTGCCAGAAGGAACGTACTTAATTCGCAAAGGCGACAAAATCGCGCAGTTAGTAGTACAGCCGATTCCAGCGACAGTTGCCGTTGAGATTACGGGAGAGTTGGAAGATAGTGATAGAGGTGCGGATGGTTTCGGGAGTTCAGGCGTATGATTGAGTTTTTAGTAGCGCTTTTAATAGTCGGTATTATTACTGCAATTGCTATGACTACCGCACTCACAATTGAGCGTTTCAGAGACAAACGGATAGTCAAGCGATTGAGGGAAGAATATATGAGCGAAAGAGGAGGAACAAAATGACGCAAATTGAACGCAAAGTAACGTTATTAGCACATACGCGATTAAATCCGGATTTCTACGCAACATTTCCGGATGATATCGATTATATGTACGACAGTAAACGGATTGACGACGGAGAGTGTATCGCTCTTACCGCGATCAGAACATGTTATTCACCGGGCAAACCTAGCGAAATTGTCGCTAAAGAAGGCGCTCGCTACTTCGGCAAGAAAGCAACCGACGGCGGAAAAGGCACGGATGCTGACCGTCTAATCCGCATGATTCACTCGTCTGGCCACGTCAGCACTCTGGAGCACCTATCGTACACATTCGCAGTAGAAGGCGTCAGTCGAGCGTTATTAGCGCAGCTCACTCGCCATCGCGTAGGCTTCTCGTTTAGCGTGCAGAGTCAGCGATACGTTAAGTTCGGTAGCAACGATCGTAGTGGCGGATTTGATTACGTCATGCCAGAGGATTGTGAACCGCAAGAGAATCCAAATGCACATACGATATTTACCGAATTCATGCGTAAAGCACAAGAAACGTACGATGAACTTCGTTCTTTCGGAATCACGGCTGAAGATGCTCGCGCAGTCCTACCGAATGCTGCAGCGTGTAACCTAGTATTAACGGTAAATCTACGAGCGCTACTTGATTTCTACGCTAAACGTAAAGCCGGACGAGGAGCACAGGCTGAAATCGCAGGACTCGCGGAGGACTTACGTAAAGCAGTCGAAGCCGTAGAACCTTGGGCAACGCAATTATTCGAGGCAGTTTAATGAAGCGTATATCTGCGTCAGCTATGGCGCTATTAATCGCAGCAACGCTAATCATCAACGTTTATAAACCGGAAAGTCACGAACAGCTTTCCGAAAGTCCCACCGGACGCACAATAGAGCAATTCGAACCGAATGGATTCAACGCAATATACACGCAATATCTAGATAAGCAACGCCAACAAGCCGAGGTTGAACGTAGAGCCAAGCGACAGCAAGCGCTAGAAGAAGCGCACAGGCTATACGACGAAAGGATTGCAGAGGATGCGCGTCAGCGCTTAGAAGCTGAAAGACTGGCGGAGCAGAAACAAATCAGCCGCAGTAACGACGCTAATCTAACACAACTAACGATGCTAGCGACCCACTACGGCCCCGATTGCGCTGGCTGTTCCGGTATTACAACTAGCGGAGACGATGTACGTAGCACGATTTACTATAACGGGATGCGCGTCTTGGCTGCTCCGAGGTCAATTCCGTTGTATACGATTATGCGCGTGACGTATCCGAACGGTGATTCGTTTAAAGGAATCGTTTTGGATCGCGGTGGAGACATCGTAACTGGTCGTCTAGACATACTTGTGGCGTCAGAGAACGAGGCTTATCGATTAGGAAAACAAACAGTAACAGTAACGATAATAAAAAACGGAAAGGGACGATGATATATGGCAAAAGCGCAGAAGGGCGATTTGATTCGGATTATTCCACACGAGGATAACAGTTATATCGGTGAGTATTACGAAGTTGGTGACATTTACGAAGTTACTGAACGGGTAGATGTTGAGGGCTTAAATATTGAAGTCCGCGGGAAAGAGCTATACGTCTACGACTATGAATACGAAATCCACCGCAAAGCTGGCGAGGAGGATGCACCAAAAGGGTTGTATATCGACTATTTGGAGAAGCAAGACGCAGTTAACCCGCAGCACTACAAGCAAGGACGCACGGAAGTAATCGACATTATCGAGGATGCCGTTGTAGGTGCTGACCCGTTCGAAGCCGTATGCCAAGCGAATGTACTTAAATACACGCTGCGCTACCGTCATAAGAACGGCGTAGAGGACTTGAAAAAGGCCGTTTGGTACGCAGAGAAACTTATCGCACACATAACGCATAAATGACGCAATAACAATCGAATAGCAAAAGCCTACCAGCGGAGTTTATTCGTTCGGTAGGCGAGTTTTCTCGTTAATTAGACGAAAAGGGAGGAAATAAAATGATAAAGGGATTATTAAATAAAGAGGCAGAATTACAAAAAGAATTACGTGTAGTACAAAGCAAAATTAACGAAATTAAAAGAAACTGTACACATGATGATAGAGAATTTATAGGATTTGATAGGGACATACATGAGGGCAGGACTTATCGTAATTATAAATGTAATAAATGTGACAAATCTTGGTCAGAGAGATTATAGGTATCTTACGAAACAGCAGAATTTACTATGTTATAGAAAACGTTAAACTAACGCAAAGGTGGAGATATAATGAAAATACTTGAGTTATTCGCTGGCACGCGATCAATAGGAAAGGCGTTCGAAGCACAAGGGCACGAAGTTTTTAGCGTTGAATGGGACCTTCAACACACAAATATCGATTGGTACGTAGATATAGGCGAAATTACTGCTGCTGACATCATCGCAAAGTTTGGACGTCCAGACGTAATTTGGGCGTCACCGGATTGCACGACGTACTCTATAGCAGCTATCTCGCATCATAGAACGCGTGAGGATGACGGTAATTTAGCGCCTAAATCAGACTACGCTAAGCAGTGCGATATGATAAACGCTAATGTACTACGGTTAATCAGCGAATTGAACCCGAAATATTTCTTTATCGAAAATCCTCGCGGCGGTATGCGTAAGATGCGATTCGTGAAAGATTTGCCTCGATATACTGTTACGTATTGCCAATACGGTGATAGCCGTATGAAACCTACGGATATCTGGACGAATCATCCTAATCCGCAATTTAAGCTGATGTGCAAGAATGGTGCACCATGCCACGAAGCCGCACCGCGAGGTAGCAAGACCGGCACGCAGGGCCTGGCGAAAGTTGACCGTAGTCGTATTCCGCAGGAACTCTGCGAGCATATCGTTAGAATTAGTGAAACGGAATATTGACGAAAAAGCAGCAAGCGCAAGCCTACTGCTTAAATATCACGACATTACCGCTAAGTGACGCAGTATCAGCGTAAAACGTCTTTCCTATTTAAATTGCCGGAATAGCTTCGTTAATATCGTCGGAATATCGCTACAGCGTTATCACTAGACGTTTTGTCCATATAGTATGTGCGGTCGTCAATATCGTTCTTTGTAAACGCAAATTTCTCGTTAAATCGTTTAGCGTGGAACAGTTTTGCACACGTAATATCTTTACGCTTACTTAGGAAGTATCCTGCGGCTTGTGCTGCGCGATTCCCTCGTAGAGCAGCTGGCAATGCGACAGCAAACGCATCTTCGTTATCGTTATATCCGATGATAACTCGCGATTGTGGGTGGAGACCTAACGCCTTTTCAACGCCACCTTTGAGGTAGAGGCGGTTATGTGTACCTACAAGAAGCGTTGGAGCTCCTTTCGATTCGACGAAATCAAATCCCGCAAGCATGTTCGCTACTTCATCGTTTACTGTATTTTCGCCAAATTGTTCAGCTAGCGCTTTTTCTAGCTCCGCAACGTATGCGTCAGCTTCGCCAGGATCAGCGAAAGTATGCATCGGATAGTGTCCGGTAATTGCTTCGATTCCGACTACGAACTGTTTACCGTCATTATCGCAATAAGCTTGTGCAGTAGCGTCTATTAGCGGTAAAACTTCGTCATAGGTGAAGTACCTCGTTACTTTCGTCTTTGGAATGTCGGTTGTTACTTCGAGAGGATGCTCGATATCCTCTTTTACGACTTCTTCTTCGATAGTAACAAACGGGCTTTCCTCGTATACCGTCAGTAGTTGGATATATAAATCTTCTGCAAGCGCGTGTGAAACGCCAGCTTGTACGTTCTCAGCTACTAAATAGTCTTGTGCTCCGTCTTTATTAAGAATGTAGACACCGTTGTAGAAACGTAAATCATCGCCTTCACGGTACTTCTTCATATATAAACGGACAATAAGCTTTTCTTGACGCATAATTAACGCATCAATTTGCGCCATTATGTCTTTAATATCGTATATTCGCATGGGAGATTCCCTCCGTATCTTTAGTAATAGTTACCATGATTATATAACGTAAGTCTAACGCAAGTCAATTAATTTAACGCAAAATCAACGAAAAAGAAAAGAGGAGATTAAAATGAAAAGCACTAATCGTACGCAAGCACGCAAATCAACCGCAAAAGCAATATTATCGAACTTACACGCATTAAAGGAACGCCGTTATGTCGGAGATTTAGACGCCAGCGATACGCTAATCGACTTTGAGCGAGCTCTAGCCTTGGCGAAGTTAACGAAAAGGCAGTCGGAGGCTATTCGGCTTGTATATGACGTAGGATTGACGCAGAGATTCGCTGCAGTAGAGATGGGCGTCGGCCAGGACGTAGTTAGCGAGCATATTCGCAAGGCTACCGAGGAATTAGACGAAGTTTACGAGATGTGGGCGTGGATGGACGGAGAATTGACGGTAGATGATTTCGAAGGGGAGGTGGTTTAATATGGCGACAATTTTAATTAATACGGTAATTCCGATGACTGATATGTCTCACGCAATAGGCGATGAGTTAGTCGCCAACATGGATGGATTAGGTTATACATTAGAAAACTACTCCGAGAAAAACTTCGATCGATTTGCAGAGGGGTTTCCTGGGGCGGATAAGCAGGCGATTTGGGCGCATATCAATATGGCGAAAAGGTATGGGCATTTTACTGATTATTTTATATCTGATATCCTTCCTGTCGATACAAGTCGTGAAAAAGTACGATTTATCTTCGGTAAATTTTCGGATGTTGAGTGGGAGCGCCTAAAACTACTAGGAGCCGTCATGGTTGCGGATTATTCGCAAGAAGGGCGGATTGATGCAGATGTGTTTCCTATTATCGATAATACTGTCTCGTTTGCGTATATTCTAGCGGACATAGCTAAGAAAGTATTAAAAACGGATTTGCGGTATACAAACGTGCAAAACGCTAGGGTACGACTACAAGAAGAACTGGCGGAAATTGTATTTGGAGGGATTTAATATGATGTTACATTATACGAATCAAGACGCACATAACGATATTACGGAGCAATTCACGCTATTTAAACACACTCAAACGGATAGACGGTCGAGGATTGACTTCTCGAATCGTCTGACAGAGCGCTATTTGGCGGTAAACGATAAGATTCCGCCTGTTGCGGTTCTTGATCGCCTGGCTACGCTAATTTTACAAGATGAATTAGCGGATAAGCATCCGGATAAAATGGCTCGTAACGAATTTCCACTCATAAGTGAGACGCAATTAGATTTACGCCATAAACAGGAGGTTATTACGGACTTTAATACGGACGATGATGACAATACGGGAGGACGCAGCAATAGAATAAATGTATATTTAGCGTCTGACGGTAAGTCGTACCGTTTACCTATCCGTCGTACTCGTAATATTGGCGAGCTAATTCGTGATGATTTTGTCGCAAGTAAGGCGAGAAATTTAAAGTCGCCAGTAAAAATACGCCATAAAAAGTGACGACAGCTACAATAAGAAGTACGAGTTTTAAACGGTCCAAGCATATCGAACTTTAAACGCTATAATGCACTCGCTACGGCGGTGAGTATACGGTAGCCGAAACCGGAGAAATAATTAGCCAAGCAGGCGGACTAAGCTATCGCAGCTTATCGAAATGCCGTGCGACTCCCGAACACGTTAAATAAAACGGGATTTGGCTTTCTGTTTAGCCGTACTAATCAACGTCCTTGCGCAGAGTTGCAACTCTATTCTGCGTAGTGCGACCAGCTTTAATTTTATTACGATAAATTACTAGAAACGACGGTTCGACCGTTGGCTGTACGTAGGTTAACGTCTGTGTGCGGTTATTTTACATGTATCATTGCGCAGTTACTTACGAGTGCTGCGCTTTTTATTTTGCTTATTATGCGTCATTTTAAAGCATTACACGACAAAAGTGAACAAAAGGAGACGATTATATGACGGACAAAAAGTCGCGTGGATTATCGCCATTGCAGATTAAAGTAGACGTAGATGTATCGGAAGCACTCACAGGTTTAAAATCATTACAGCGTGAGGCTAAGAAGGCTACGCAGGAATTGCGGGAATTGGAATCGTATACTGGCGGGAATGTGCCGTATGAGGATGCGAAAAAGATTTTGATGGTTGAATATGGACTGCCGGAACCACTCGCGAGAGATTGTGTGGCAAGCCGTAGAATGAGCGAGATGGATGTAATATTCACTTTCTTACGACGCTATGGGACGATGTTAAATACGTATAAGCCTCATTGCGATGCTACTGCGTTAACTACCGAACAATTACAGCGTGAATTATCGAAGCGAGAAGGTGTCACAACCTACGATATTGCTCCTCACGGAGTAAAAGCGTCGTTAGTAATTGACGAAGGACATTTCGACCAAGTAATTCCTATCGAAGGTCCAGCGATTGTGACGGTGAATATAGATTGAGTATCGTACCATTTAACGTAGAAACTGGCGAACTACTATATAACGCTGGCTACATGATAACAAGTCCAGAACAACGGCAAGCATATCTTGATAGACAAGCGTATGTAGAACGCGAGAAAGGTTCACATTGGGTATCGGCTTATCACGATTCCATTGGCGATATTATCGGAGAGTTATCGTTAACTCATGCCGGCGCTATTCTAAAGCTACTACCTTACATGCGATTCAAGGCGGACGGCAAACTGATTAGCAACGGCAAACCGCTAAAACAGACGGAGATTCAACGCATATTTAAACGAAGCAAGCGTGCTACTGTCGATATTCTATCCGAGCTATGCGACATCGGTATTATTAATATCGTTAAAGAAGGTCGCTCGAACGTCTTTTACGTTACATCCGAGTATCATACGATGGGCTACGTTACAGATGGCGTTAAGTTTACGAAAGTGTATCAACGTAAATTGCAGGAAGTTATCGAAGATTTAGCGCTTAACGACGTTGGTCTACTATACAAGATTCTTCCGTTTTTCCATTACAGCGAATATTACCTCGTTGTTAATCCGGATGAATCAGACGGAGATAAAATCAAACATTTAACACGCGATCACCTGGCGTTATTAATAGGACATGATGCGGACACAGTAACGAGAGTATTATCGAAGTTACGCGGTCGAAAGGCACTTATGTCAACGACTAGCGGGAACACAACGCGATATTTAGTGCATCCCGATTTAATGTTCCGACAACAACGTGAATCGGAATGGACGCGCGCAGTACGTAAGATGTTCGAGCAGCACGATAAATGAGCGTAAATCTATACGACGAAAACTGCACCTATTAGCCGATTTATACGACGAAAACTGCACCTATTGAAAGTGGGTTAACGCTTAGAGCGAGTAAGGCTGAACGGCATTTTGTCGCAAATTCTTCTCTTTATCTTAGAGGATAACGGAAACCTTCGTCAATATGGATACTGGATGATATGTCGTTTAGTGTGATTACTTATTATCATATTGATAATCATGGGGCAGCTTGCTGGCACATAGGGCAAAGCCCGAAAGGTTTTATTACTTAGAGATTACGAGTCTTTGTTATCACAAATCCTCTATTGTCTTTTCTATCGAAAATCCAATGTCAATCAATATTACGATAATAATATAACGTTAAAAGGAATATCGGTAATAATACTAATACGGAAGGATGTCGCCTATGTATTTCGCAATTAAACCGAGAACACGCGTTAAAACTAAGCAGGAGTTTGGTGTATTCGATGCCGTAAAAGACGAAAATGGCAGCTATAAATCATTCGAAACTATCGACGAAGCTAAGGCGTATATTACGAATGAACTGAACGATTATGCAGACGTATATTGGATAATCGATTTAGTCGGCTAAATTTAACGGAAAGGAGAGCGATATAAATGGCGAAACTAAACGATAAGCAATATGCAGCTATTGCGATATTATCACTACCGAAACGTGGCGGACTTACTTACGACCAAGTTGCGGAGCAAATAGGCGTTAGTCGTACGACATTAACGAATTGGCGGAAGCAAGACGAGTTTAACGAAGAATTAAAGCGCGAGATTATGCGTAGAACAATCGATAGATTGCCGGAGATTATGGATGCTATTCCGGATATAATTATAAATGAAGGAAATGCAGCGATGTTTAGGACGTTATTACAAGCTCAAGGCTTATTGACTGATAAAGTCGAAGTATCCACGCAAGGTAATACGGAAGATATTGACGCAATTAAAGCTAAGTTAGATGCACTACGTGGCAAGCAGTCTTAAATATCGCATTTAATAGTAGAAACTCTAGTGGACAGTTTACGTAACTGTACGTATGATGTAATTTTATCGGGCAGACGCTCGAAATGGACGCGCACCTCAAACACTTTGAATAGATGATCGCCGTATATTCCATTATCATAACTGTGTAGTTTTGACAAAGCTAATCCAACGTGATAAGATAGCCTTATTAACGTTATCGTAACTAGTTATCATAAATGGAGGCGGAATATATGACGAAATACGGCTACGGGCGAGTATCTACTATTGCGCAGGAATTAGAAGTGCAGATACAAGCGTTACAAGACGAAAATTGTGACGTAATATTAACGGAGAAGTTTACGGGTACCACTACGAATCGTCCGGTATTTGACGAGCTTATGACGAGAATACAAGCGGGCGATACGTTAGTAGTAACGAAGCTCGACCGCCTGGCCCGTAATACTAAAGAAGGTATCGAGGTGATAGAGCGCCTGTTCTCTATGGACGTAAAGGTGTACGTACTTAACGTAGGTCTATTGGAGAATACGACTATGGGGAGGTTCTTCCTCACTACACTACTGGCAGTAGCCGAGATGGAACGTAACCTTATTGTGGAACGAATGCAAGAAGGCAAGGCGATAGCAAAGCAACGTGAAGATTTCCGAGAAGGTAGACCGAAGAAGTTCGATAAGAAGCATTTAGATAACGCAATGCAACTATTGGAATCGAACAGCTACAAAGAAGTCGAAGCAAAAACTGGAATTTCAATTGCAACTTTAGCAAGAGAACGAAAGAAACGAAAAGAAAATAAACTTATTAACGATTAAGCAAACTCGCTTGATCGTTTTTATTGCGTAAATTTTCGTATTCCCCCAAGCCCGTTTTTGTGAAACAGCTGTTCTGACGCTGAATAAATCGGCGCACCAAAAATTCACTTTGACTTCGCGTAACTGCAACGCAATCACTACCGCCTTTAATTCGCTTTACTAACGCAGCCTATAAGACGGTTAACGCTTACAGACGATAGATTGTAAGGTGCGTACAAACAAACGCTAAATTGACGCAATTTCAAAAGGAATACATAAAGAAGCAACTGCGAAAGGAGGCGCTACTATGGCGTGGATAGACGGTAGGTGGCTAGAACGTGAAGAACGAGCAGCATTAATCAGCGTTTATAACGAATACGTCGATAAATTAGACGAAGATTACCCGACAGACGACGACAAAATAGCTGCCGGAATTTTCGCAGAGTACGTAGATTCTTACGAAAGGCGCGATAGGTTAGAACGAATACATCGATGTGAACTCGATACCTTAGCGTTCGACATCGAATATTTTAGCGAAGCTAAGAATCCTGGTAATGCCGGCAACTGGGACGGATTTACGATTAAAGATGCGTCAGAGTCGCCACAGTTTCACCGTGAGATTACCGACATTTTAAACGTCGTATCCACCGATAAGGTAAACGCTAAGATAGCCGTTGCAGCGCCTCGTTCTCACGCTAAATCTACGTATTTAACGAAAGGTTTTCCGTTGCACCAAGTCGTATATCGTAAGCGAAAATACATCATTATCATTTCGGAAACGCCGTCAGTATCTGGGCCAAATCTCGAATGGTTAGCGACTCAGCTTAAACATAACGAAAAGTTGCGCCAGGACTTCGGGCCACTATTATCGCCTCGTCAGCAAGAAAATGATAAGGATAATAGTTCGGAATTTATCGCATGGCAACCAGCAAAAGACGGAGGCAAGCGCCAATTAACCAAAGTCGAAGCAGCATCGACAGGTCAGGCGCTACGTGGACGAAATTGGCAAGGCGTTCGGCCGGACTTAATCGTATGTGATGACTTGGAGGACGCTAAAACGAATGCAGCTACGCCAGAACAGCGTGCTAAATTGCGCGATTGGTTCGCATCGGTAGTAATGCCGTTAGGTGATCCGAAAGGCGCTAAAACTGCGGTTGTATACATGGGAACAGCAGTCGCGCTTGACTGTTTACTGCTGAATATCCTTTATAAGCGTTCAGACTTCGAGTCAAAAGTTTATCGAGCGATTATTGATCCGCCAGTTAACGAGCATCTATGGGAGCAGTGCCGTGAGATTTACGTTAATTACGATGACGCTAAACGTGCTGATAACGCAGAAGCCTTCTATTTAGCGAATAAAGACGCTATGGACGAAGGTGTTCGCGTGTTATGGCAAGAATTTCAGCCGATATGGAAGCTTATGACGTGGAAATGGAACAACGGCTCGAAAGCGTTCAATACCGAGTATATGAACAATCCAATCGATGAAGAATCGCGTATATTTGCGCCTGAGAACTTCGTTTATTGGGACGATATGGAGCCGAATAAGACGTTTCCGCGAAGTGAATACGTTATTACGCAAGGTATTGATTTTGCTATGGGAAAACAGCGCGGAGATTTCAGTGCTATTGTAACTACGGCTACAGAACGCAAAACAGGCGTTCATTACATTATTGATGCTTACGGCGCTAGAATCACGCCTGACAAGTTTATTGACGTAATTAGCGATAAGGTTCGAGAATACATGCCAGATTCAATCGCCGCGGAAGCCCAAATGGCCCAGGAATTTTTCGTTGATATCTTAAAAGAGCAACTGTCCCATGAAGGTTATCCGGCACATGCTCGCGTCAAGAAGATACAGCAACGTTCACGAAAAGACCTACGTATAGAATCGATGCTGCCGGACATTGAATCCGGAAAAATACGATTCAAACGAAGTCATTCGCTGTTATTAGAACAGTTCGAACGTTATGGACAAGGCTCTCACGATGATTTACCTGACGCTGCAGAGATGTCTATCCGAGTGAGCAAACGCGCAGCTAGAACGATTATTGAAAAGCCGGAATGGTTTTACTAACAAAGAAACGGAAGTGATAACGAATGGCCTTTTTAGGTATAGGACGCAAAAGCGACGCTGAAATGAGCGAAAGTGGAAGCGTAACATACAACGTAGATGCGTTCAAGCCAGGAGAGCAATTTCCTCCGGCCAACGCTATCGAACGAATCGCAAAATATCGCAAGATGAAAAAGTTATATGATGGTAAGCAAGGCGAAGTTTATGAGCGAGCCACAGCGTTATTGAAAGATACTCCGCACGCATCGAAGCTCAAAGCGCTATATATCGCAGTAAATATTGCGGATCCTATAGTGACAAAAGCTGCAGATTTACTCGTAGGAGAGCCGCCAGTATTTAATTCCGGAATAGGCGATGATACACCGCAACAATTCGCTATTAATTCCTACGTTGAAGAAAACGACTTAGTTAAACTAATTCATGAATCAGCGCTTGCTAACGGATACCGAGGCGATTCATGGATTAAAGTACGATACGATTATCGCCAGGACTACAGCGCTTTATTGTCACGAGGTCTACCAATTCCGTACGACGCAGAGATGGAGCCTATTATTGAGCATGTCGCTGCAGACTGCGTTTTCCCTATCACAAGCGACGGTGATGTGAAGAAGTTTAAATCAGTAGTTATCGCGAGCGTTGAGTGGGTAGTTTCGCAAAACGATGAAATTCCGTTCTTAAACGTTGAGCACCACTTACCAGGCTACATTATTAATGAGCGATACAAATTAATGCAATATGAAGGCGGAGTCGATAACACCTACGGATTTTCCGTGCAGCTATTTAAGATAGCTGAAAAGGTTGGAGAGAGCGGGCTTGTTCCTACTGGCGTTCCGCATTTACTTGTTCATCACATTCCCTATAAGTCAACAGACGATCAGTGGGAAGGTAAAGGAACGTTAGAAGCAATCGAATCAAAACTAATAGCGATAAATGACCGAGTTGTGCAGATCGATTATATCCTGCAGAAGCATAGCGATCCGATAATGTACGGGCCAGAAACTGGGGGTAACTCAGTACTCCGTGTAGGTGGAGGAATTTATATCCCAGTAGCTAACGATGAAAAAACGCCAGGATACATGACGTGGGACGGCAAGCTCGAAGGAGCGTTCCGCGAACTTGAAATGTTAATTGGTATGGTGTTTCAAATCGCTGAGACTCCGCAATGGCTATTCGGTACAGTGTTAGGCGACCAAAACTCAGGCGGAACAGGCACGTCACATACGGACGGTGCTGCGATTAAGGCTCGCTTCATGCCAATACTGACGAAAGTTGCACGTATTAGAACGCACTATGACCGCGCTTTACGTGACGCACTATATAACTGTCAGCTACTCGATATTGCGCACGGCGATGCTGATTTCGAAGCAGTATATCCGGTAATTCATTGGCAAGACGGTTTGCCGCACAACGAGAAAGAGCAAGCCGAGATTATGGCGATTCGTACAGGAAGTAAGCCTACTATCGATGTTTCTACTGCAATCAAACGTATGGACGGTGTAGACGACATCCAGGCTGCAGAAATCATGGATAGAATCGGCGGAGATACAGAACGCGAAGTAGGAACCGTAAGTTCATCGATATTTAACGATCAAGCAGCTGTAAAACCGGAGGAGGTTGACGTTTAATGCGTGAAGCACCTCAGCCAAACTACGACTATGACGTAAGTAAGTTAGTAAAAGCGTATGAGCAAGCGTTAAAGGACGTTCAGCAAGAGATTAACGCACTATTCCTCACAGACTTCGAGCGAGCGCAAGTCATCGCGGTTGAGAAACTAATCATTCACAGATTATCCGACATAACAAAGTATAGCGATGAATGGGCGTCCGTCGCGATGACTTCTGCAGCAACAAACGGCATTGCATCGACCATATATACGCTAAGCTTAACAAGCACGTATGAAGATGCGCTTAGTATCGTCAAATTTAACAAAGTAAATCGACGTTTGATTGACGCAGCCATAGCCGATACGCAAGCGGATTTACTAGCAGTTACGCAAAATATCGAACGGCAAGCGAAATTAGCTATCCGAAAGGCTACTGCGGAGGCTATGCGACATAAACTCACACGTGGAATTAACGCAACACAAGATATATCGAAGGAAATTCGTCAGCGAATCGTCCAGGCGACAGATGTTGCGATTATAGACAGTCGCGGACGTAGGTGGAAGTTAAGTACGTACACCGATATGTTAGCGCGCGAAAAAATGAAACAGGCGCACCAGGAAGCGTCTATTAACGAGGCACTTTCGGAAGGTTCATTGTACGGACGAATCAGCCGTCACGGGGCTAAGGACGCTTGTCGCAAATACGAGGGCAAAATCGTTAAGTTAGTTGCGGATGTGCCAGGAGATTACCCGTATTTATACGACATACCGAAAACAGAGTTTAATCATGTTGGCTGTAAACATCTTATAACGCCATTACGGGATCCATCGAAGTATAACAAATAAAAACACGCCTTACGAAATGGCTTTAAACTTTCGGAATAGTCTACGAGGACTTAAAACACGGAGGTAATACGATATGAAAAACGAATTTAACGCATTATTAACGCTAAATCTCCAATATTTCGCAGAAGGTGGCGAATCAGAAGCGCCTGAGACGAATCCAAATGGACAAGAACCTGCAGAACCGAAAGTCGATCCGCCTGAGAGTCCAGAAAAAACGTTTACGCAAGCACAATTGGACGAATTAATCGCTAAACGTATCGAGCGTGAACGCAAAAAGTACGAAGGCTTTGACGATATGAAAGCGAAACTTGCGGAGTTTGAACTGCAAGCAGAAGAGAAACGTAAAGCAGACTTAAGCGAAGTTGAGAAAGCGCAAGAACAAGCGCAGCATTTCGAGTCTCAATTATCCGAATTAACAGCACAACTCGAAGCTGAACGTACTAAAACGCAAGAACAGACATTAAAAGCGGTGTATAAACAGGTTGCATCGAGTTTTGGCATTATCGACGTTGAGGCAGCGTTAATTTTATCGGATTTATCCGCGGTGAGTTTCGATGAAAATGGCGAAGTTGTAGGTGTTGAAGATGTCGTCAAACAACTCGTTGAAAATAAACCGTACATGGTAGCGAAGAAACAGACGCACCCAATCGGAACAGCTACAAACGGCGGTTCTGGCAGACAATCCGAAAAGACTGCAGAACAACTATTAGCAGACGCTGCAGAGAAGGCGAAAAAGTCCGGCACTTTGGCCGACAAGGTAGCTTATGCACAACTTAAAAAGCAACTACAGGGTAAATAGGCTTTACGCATAAAACGGCGTGAGGTCTTTTTATATGGGCGAAAATAGCCCACACAACAACTTAAACTCGGAGGAATGTATAATATGACAACTTTACAGAATCAAATCGTAGGTAAAAAAGAATCGGTAACAGACGAGTTATTACTTTTAAATCCGCACCAAACACCAATGATTAGCCTTATCGGTTTCGGTGAATCAGTATCGCAAGTAGAGCGCCAATGGTTCGAGGACGAAATGTATGCAGACGAAACAACTGCTTCAGCGGCGGTAATTGACGCGACTACTATCACTGTTGCAGACGGCTCAATTTTCGAACCGAAGCACGTTATTAAAATTGGCGAAGAATTACTTTTAGTTACGTCTGTCAATGCGAACGTATTAACTGTTACTCGTGGGTATGCAGGCACAACTGCAGCAGCAGTAGTAGCAAGCGCTAAAGTAGAATTCCAATTCGTTGAAGGAGTAGAGGGAGCAGACGCTCGTAAAGCACGCTATAAATCACGTAAGCGTGTATCTAACTTAACGCAAATCTTCGATGAAACAATCTCGATTTCAGGTACTGCCGCAGCTACATCAGAGTACGGTATCGACGCGTTATACGAATATGAGAAACAAAAGAAAATCTTAGAACTTGCGCTGCAGGTTGAAAAAGCAGCAATCAACGGCATTAAATACGAATCGCCAGACGGTAAAGTACGTCAAATGGGCGGTATTCGTCAGTTTATCAAAACTAACGTATTTAATGCTACTAACGCAGATTTAACGCTAACACATTTAGGAGATGCGTTCCAAGCTATCTATGAGGCTGGCGGCTTCGCGACTGGTGGTAATTACAAAATTATCGTAGGGGCTAAACAAAAACGTGCGTTATCTGCTGCTGACAAAGACAAAATCTCTATTGCCCGACAAGATAACGGTCGAGGACAAGTAGTAGATCACTTCTTATCTGACTTCGGTTCAGCGGAAATTCTATTAAACAACAACTTAGCGCCTGATGAAGTAATTATTATCGATGCTAATCGCGTTGAGATTAAGCCGTTACAAGGGCGCGACTTCTCTCATACGTATTTAGGTAAAAAAGGTGACTACGACGAAGGCCAAATCGTTGGCGAGTTCACATTAGAATTCCACCAAGAGAAAGCGCACGCTCGTATCAAAGGCTTAAAATAATAGCGAATTGGCGGTCCTGCACCGCCTTTAACGCTTTATTAACGCACTAAAACGAAAGGAGCGCAGTCATGGCGAAATACGAATCACGCTACAAGTCGCTCGGCTTTTACGTCAACGACGAATTAAAACGATTTAATAACGGCACTTATGTTACTGACGATAAGTACGATATTGCTGTACTAGACGAAATTACAGACGCAACTCGCATCGATGAAGCGCCTAAAGCGCAAAAAGAAGAAACAAAACCGGAGGCAAAGCCCGCAACTAAAGCGCCAGCTAAACGTACCGCCTCCGCAAAATAACGGAGGTGACGTATATGACGCAATTTGATGAATGGGGCGACCCAATAACGGAGGAGCCAACGGATCCTATTACACCAGACGAACCAACAATCATTGGCGAATGGAATCTGACGGAAGCTACTTCGTATTGCCTTTACAACGCCGTCGATAACGAGGACTTTTTAGCGTCTGACACAATTGCTCAGGTACGCTTCTTAAACGTCGCACAGCGCACTTTACGACGAGCATTCAAAGGATACGTAATCCCTGTTGAGGCGAGCTACTTATTCGCTTGTGTATTAAACGCTAACTATAACGATACAACGGTTATGGCGCAACGAGGAGTCGCGAGCTTTAGCGTTGACGGTATCTCGTTCACATTCAAGGATTGGGCGAAGAAGGAACTAGACGACTTAATCACAGACGACATTCGCGACTTAATTGACGAAGCTAATCCGGATATCGACAGCAATAACGGACGTATAAAGTGGGTGACGCTATAATGGCGATTATCCCATTAAAACAAAAGGCTTCTATACGTAAATACATCGCAGACAATAACGACGGTTGGGCGACTGATGATTACGCAGAGCCAGTTAAACATGCGGTCAGAGCAACGGAACGCTTCGAAGTTGTTACGAATCAGCTCGGCGAAGAAGTAACGGCATCTCTTAAATTGCTATTCGATAAACTACCGAACATCGATTACAACGATAAAGTGTCGTACACAAACGAGCTTGGCATCACTATTGAACGCAAGCCAATATCGATTAAGCCTACGCGGATGATTAACGGTAAAGCAACGTTGACGTCCGTTTTTCTGTGAGGTGACGAAATGGCAGGCGAATTTTATTTCGATTCTGACGCATTAGCGAAAGCATTGCATAAATCTGTTGAAGCCACTGGGCGCGGATTGAAGAACGGACTCACAGATGTTAAGAACGATTGGCAAGCTGAATCGGTCGACATTGTTCCAATTAAAGACCACGCATTGCAAAAAAGTATAAAAGCAGAAGTCTTTGTTGAAAGCGACGGTCCAGGCGTGAAAATTACTGCGAATGCCACCAGAGGTAGCAGACAGTTTAATTACGCATATTACATCCACGAAGATAAAGGTAATGCAATATCCGGGGAAAAGAAGTTCCTCGATAAGCCGGCGCAACAAAGTCAGGATAAATGGGTTAAATGGATTGAAGACGAAGTACAATCCGAACTTAGAAAGGCGGGATGGTAGCTTATGGCGGACATAATCGGAGAAATTAATACAATTGGCGATTTACTGGCGTCTACGGGTGTCACTCGCTTTTATAAGCAAGATCTACCGAAGAGCTACGTTGCTAATACGATAGGCATTCGATGGCAAGGCGATAGCGATTCAGATTTTACACAAGCAGCTTATGCTATTGATCGACCATACCAGGTAATATATTTCGGTAATAACGAGGTAGACTGCCTAAACAAATCGAAAGTAATCCGCTCGAAACTAGGCGATTATTTATCGAAAAAAGTTAAGATTCGAGACTCCGACGACTATATGACGTTTGAGTCTTTTTCTATGTCTCCGCCATTTAAGACGGATACAGACGGAGTATACGCCATTGTTGGTGTTCTAAGCGTTTCGATGCTTGAAGCGTACTCACAACCGAAACATACGAAGATCGGCGAAGTTATCGCCACGATTAACAAAGGAGGAATTTAGACTATGACAAACGGAGCATCATGGGACGCAGCGTCCTTACCGATACGTCCCGGCTTATATGCGAATTTCGTAAAAGCCGCAGGAAAAGCAGTGCTTGGCGGAGCAAGAGGTACCGTTGCTGTCCCGATTTTTACTTATGACGGCGGAAAATCTGTATCTGGAAAGTTTTACACAGTAGACGCAGCCTCAGACGGTATTGAGCTTGTAGGTAACGCAAATGCAACGCCAATTATACGAATTTTAGAGGGCGGCGCTAAAGAGGTACTTGTTTATACGGTACCGGCATTAGGCGAGGGTACGGCAACTGAACAATACGCTGATATGCGAGAAGCCTATTCGGTGCAAGACTTTAACGTCTTTGTATATCCGACAGTAGTTGATGACGCGGAACAAACAGCTACCAAAGCGTGGGTAAGCTCATGTCGCGACGAAGGTAAGCACTTCACGTACGTAGCTGGCGGAGATGTCGAAAGTGATACGGACATCAAGCTTGGTGACGCTCGATCAATTCTACTAAAAGACGAGTACATCGTTAATTTAGTCACTGGCGTAGTTTTACCAGACGGAACGGAAGTTCAGTCAGCTGACTATGCGCCATACATCGCAGGGATTATCGCTGGTACACCGATTAATAAATCGATTACTTATGCGGAGCTACCGATTGCTGACGTTACTTTGCGACTTAAAAATTCGCAAATTGAAAAAGCGTTGATTTCCGGCTCTTTAGTAATCGTTAAAGACGGAAACAAGGTACGCATTGAGCAAGGTATTACTACGGACAGCAACGCTACAGAGCGCGGAAAGATTCGTACAACTCGCGCTAAACAAGCAGTAGCTACGGACTTACCGGCAGCAGCTCGTGATAATTACATCGGCAAAATCGACAATGAGCCGAACGGGCAGGCAGCTCTAATCGCAGCATTTAAAGCGTACCTGGAAACGTTAGAAGGCGAAAATGTTCTTACTGATCCGCGAGTTGCGCTTAGTCCGAACTTTAAGTCGGAAGGCGACAAAGTATTCATCGACGTATCGTATGAGGACTTAGATTCGGTAGAACGTATCTTCCTTACGATTACGCACTAATAGACGACAAATTAACGGAGGTATGACGCATGGTTATGAAATCGACTGATGCCGTATCTGGCACGTTCGGAAAGCTAATTCTTGACGGCGAGTGGCTTACGAACGTATATGGCGTAGAGGTTAACGGAGAAGTAAATTACGAAGATGTCAAACGTTCAGGTACTCGCGCAAAAGGTAAAAAAGCGATGGATTACGAGTTTACTGGCACTATTAAGTCATACAAAATGAGCAACGAGTTCGCGAAGAAGATTGGTCAGATTACGGACGACACTAAAGGCGCGTTTGTAACGGAGCTTATCGTTGCATTAGAGGATCCAGAAAATGCGCCAGTAGGTGCGGAGAAAATCCGTATCAAGGGCGTACAGTTTACGAACATTCCTGTAATCAACTTCGAGCACGGGTCGCTAGTTGAGGAAGAACTGCAGTTTGTTTGCGAAGGTTACGAATATATCAAAATTTAATTAACGCAACTATGACGCAAGGGCTTCGGCTCTTAGCGTCTTTTTAAATTCGAAAATAAACTCAACGGAGGTAATTATATATGGACGCATTACAAGCATTACTAGGCGCAAAGCCCGCAGCAGAAATTACGGATCAGGTGAAAATTAAACGACTAGGTACAGAATTTACGATTAAGGCGCTTACTGGCGAGGATATCGATAAGATTCGCGAACAAGCGACGTATCCAGTAAAGAACGGTAAGAAAACGGAATTGAAAGTTAACGAAGAAGAAGTTGCACGCTCACTTATCGTTAAAGCAACAGTAGAGCCGAACTTTGCGAATGCTGAATTACTTACACACTTCGGAGCATCTGACGCCGGGGAGTGCGTTCAAAAGGCGTTATTAGCTGGCGAGATCGCTATCTTACAAAACGCGATTCTAACATTAGCTGGATTCAACGACGAAGATGAAGTCGAAGAAGTAAAAAACTAATTAGGGCGGGCGGCGAGGCGTACTTGCTGCACCGCATATGGCAAGACAAGCATAAGCTACCGCAAGAAATTTATGCGTTAGAAAGACGACATAAGAATTTCCTCTATGCGTCTGAGTTACTCGTTATCGAGGAAGAAGAAAAGGCAGAAAAAGATCGTCAGAAAGGAGGTAAATAGGTGGCGGTAAATCTTACAGCGATATTCAAGATGAAAGACGAAGGGTCCCAAAAAATGCGCAAACTTACGCAGATGATGGAAAAAATGAACCGAACTAGCAAAGCGACTGGAGACAGCATGTCGAAGGCACAATCGGCAACTAATCGACTTGGCTCCGCAGTATCTTCTACATCTAATCGTATGGGCGGTTTTGCTACAGGGGTTAGTCGGTTACATGTTAGTTCAAATGGGCTTAGTGCGTCGTTAGGGGGTATGCAAAGTGCTTTAGTCGGACTAGCCGGCGCATATTTAGGTGCCCAAGGTGCAGCAAAAGCGTTCGATGCTACAATAGGGGCAGCCGCTAGATTTGAACGAAGCTCTATGTCTATAGAAGGAATGATGGGAGATAAGAAGGCGACGAAAGACTACCTTAATATGGTTGATAAATTAGCTCAAGCTAGTCCCGTATTAAACAGTACAGACATGTTAGATAACTCTAAAGCATTCGTCGGAATGTCTAAAAACGTTAACGAACTAAAGCAGGTATGGTCATTAGTTGAGCGTGCACAGGCGTTTGCGGGTGTAGACACAAGACAAGCGTCTTTCTCAGTTAAGGAATTATTTCAAGGGGATTATGTCTCGTTCCAAGACGCTATCGGTGGTGTAGACAAGAAGACACTACAAAGCATCGCTAAAATGGACGGATTAATGCCCCGAGTTAAAGCATTAGGTGCCGCATTTGACAAAATGGGTGTAGGTCAATCGATGATAGACAAAATGGGCAATACAACGCTTGGTCAATGGTCACGGCTTGGCGAGGGTATGCAGACGTTATTTAGGGATATCGGTATGGATAGTAATTCGAAGTTATCAGAATTCTTAAAGCGATTAAACACAGCATTTGGGAAGCTCGATACAAAATCTATCGCTGACAAATTAGGCTCAATGCTTGGCAAAGCAACAGATAAAGCAATTGCACTTTACGACGCGTTTATGAAATGGCGAGAACCTATCACATATGCATTAGGTGGAATTGCTACGTTTGTAGCTGCGTTAGCAGTCGTCGGAACAATATCTGCGCTCATGAATCCAATAGCATTAATAGCAGCCGGAATAGCAGCAGCAGCAGTCGGACTCAAAGCCCTCTATGACAATAGCGAAGCATTCCGTGGAGCCATAGACAAGGTTGTTACTGTAGTAAAAGACTTGTGGTCCGTATTCGAAAAAGGAGGAACGAGTGGATTAATAAGCGTTCTATTTCCACCGGATGTCGCGAATCAAATAAACGGAATTATTGACGGAATTAAATCGAAAATTTCAGAGCTAATGACTGCGTTTGAAAACGGAGGCGTAGGTGGAGTATTCGATAAAATTTTCGGAGAGGGCTCGTTTGAAACGCTTAAGACGAAGTTTGAGGAAGTCAAGGCGTTCATTACCGAAAAAGTGACGCAATTTCAAGATGGCTTCGATCGCTTAAAAGAGGCGCTTTCTCAAGCGTGGACAACGATCTCAGACATCATCTCAAATGTCTGGACGATTATCGAGCCGTATTTAAGTGCTTTCTGGAACATGCTGCAAGTTATTGGAGATGTTGCGACGATGGTATTCGATAATATTATCGCCCCAGCAATCGGATTCCTTGTTCAGTTATTCTCGACTCTATGGTCTATTGCGAAGCCGATTTTAATGGCGTTAGGTCTGGCGTGGGAAGCATTGTCAGCGATCATCAAGTGGGTATGGGACAACGTTTTAGCGCCCCTAGTCGACTTTATCTTAACGGGCGTTAAAAATGCGTTAGATGGATTTTCCGGGGCATTGTCAACGGTACAAGGTTGGTTCGAAACCCTCAGCGGATGGATATCGACAGCTTACGGATATGTAAAGGACTTTATCGGATTCATCAGTAAAGCTAAGATGCCAAGCTGGATTACGAATGGAATCAGCTCAACCGTTTCTTTTGTCGGAGATATGATCGGAGCCGGCGGAGATAAAGGTGGTAAGAAATCGCACTACAGCGGATTAGACGATGTTCCTTACGACGGTTATTGTATAGCCGCTTAATAGAGAAATCTATTTCGAATAATCAACCAATATCGGTAAAAGCTAAGTTGTGAAATTTCGGAAAACAGTATATAATTGGCGTTATATACTTATAAGAGGTGGTTAATTATGGGTCGTATTTCCGACGCAGAAGTAACGCAACATGTAGAGAGTGTTTCTGAGTGTACTGTTAACTTTATATACTATAAAGAAAATTCTAGTGGTAGACGTAAGATGCTTAATTTAACTTGCGAGTGTGGCTCTTTATTTGACGTACCTTGGGTTAAGTTCAATAGGCCAGATAGACAACCGCAGAGGCAATGTCGTAAATGTGGTATAGCTAAAAGAGGGGTAGCACAACGTATAAGCGACGCAGAGTATAGTGCCCGAAAAGTTGAATTGGGAATTAATATTGAACATTTAGAGCACCCCAAAGGTCGTACGGTAGGTATCAGACACAGATGTCCTGTTTGTGGCACTATCGAATGGTTCCCACAACCCGCGAATATTTTATCTGGCGCCAGTACTAAATGCAGTTCCTGCGCTAGAATTATCGCTCATAATAAAAAAGATGATGATTGGTATCAATCTGAAAAAGAGCGGTTAGGAATTGATGTAGTTAATGTACAGAAGTACAAGACATCGTCTACACCTATATGGCACATATGCCCAGAGTGTAGTGGAGGTTGGTTAGTTCGACCAGGTAGTGTACTAAGAAAAACAAGTAATGCCTGTACTCCATGCAGCTATACACTACGTAGTGAATCCAGAGTATTAACTAACGAAGAAGTATCTAGTATTTTAAATGATTTATCTCTAGATTGGGTTTCTGGTGAATATGAAGGTAAGGATAGTGTATTAACTTTGCGTTGCTCATGCGGTAATCTATTTGATAAACGTTTTGGTGACGCCCGTTCAGGATGGAATCGTTGCTCGAAATGCGCTTTCAGTATTTCTACGGGAGAGCAATGTATTAAGGATTATTTAGACGAAAATTCAATACAATATACTCACCAACAAAAATTTGAGGATTTGCGTGGTAAACGGAATATGCCTCTATCGTACGATTTTGGTATATACGATAATGATAGACTAATAGTGTTAGTAGAGTACGACGGAGAGCACCACTTCAGACCCATACTGTATAGATATGAGACAGAGAAAGAAGCTGTAGATAGTTTCGAAGCTGTCAAGAAACGTGATAAACGTAAAAATGAATATGCTAGAAAAATAGGAATACCTCTTATTAGATTAAGTGGAAAACAGTACAAAAACCTAGACGCCAATCTAGGAAGTAAGTTAACCGAAATTTTACAATATGTCGATACCGAGGTAAGCGAGAACATCACTCGCCACCGTAACGCATAGGGATTGAGCGATATGAGAGCAAAAATATCCCCACGAGTGGTTGACACCTTAACGTAAATTTGACGAAGGTGAAAATGTATGCTGAGCCGGGTACGAATCAGGAATGGAAAAGCGCCTATCGCTATAGATTAGGTGCTTTTTGACGTACCGTAATGCGAGGAAACTCCCGGAAGTAGAGGATAAAAAGCCTTTACGATAACAAACTGTATTCGGCACGATTACACAAAGGCGAACGCGTTTTAACTGCGCGTGAGAATCGCGATTATTCGGAAGGCAACGGTTCTGGCGGAGGAGTCACTATCTCTGGCAACACCTTCAATGTGCGTGAAGATGCGGACATTCAACGAATTGCTTTCGAGCTAGCGAAATTAATCGAACAGGAGGCGGTACAGGTTGGCTAAGAGTTCTATCGCTATATGGCTGAAAGATCGTCATAACATCTATAAGCAGTTTCCGGTAAATCCGGAAGTAGTTAGCCGCGAATCTCCTTTCGACTTCACGACGGTAAAAATCGCTAGTCTTGGCGACATCATTATTCCAGGTGAGCGAGGATTGAAGAAGTATTCGTTTAGTTCGTTCTTTCCTCGCGATTACAACCCGACTTACTGCGAATATGAGAATTTTATGGAGCCGTGGAAATGGGTTGAGCGCATTGAAAGTTGGAGAGATACTCGTCTAAATTTACGCTTAATCATCACAGGTACTCCGATTAGCGTTCCGGTATTCGTCGAAGAGTTTTCGTTAGAGCCGGAAAAAGCCGGAGCACCTGGCGATATATATTATTCGATTACGCTTACTGAGCATCGTCCGTTTACAGCGAAACAGTTGGTTACGGACAGCAAAGGTAAAACTACGGCGACTCCTGCGAAACAGACGCAAACTCAATCAAATGGCAAAAAGCCGACTACTTATACAGTTGTAAAAGGTGACACGCTATCTAAAATTGCAAAAGCGAAATATGGCGATATTGCTAAGTGGAAAAAGATATACGAAGCGAACAAGAAAACAATCGGCAAAAATCCGGACGTTATTAAGCCTGGTCAAAAGTTGGTGATACCAGTATGAACTTACGTATTTTACTCAACGGAACTTTCGATATATCCGAAATGGTCGTATCTGCAGAATTATCCGGAGATACGTCGAAGTTAAATCGTCAGCTAAATGTAAACGCAATTGTAACGAAAGATGGACGTACTCCACTTTTTCGTATCTCCGAAGGCAGTCGAATATCGTTGCGTATTGATAATAAGTTACTATTCGTAGGTGTCGTGTTTTCTCACGAAGTAAATAGCGATGGTAACGTAACTTTAACAGCTTATGATAGTAACGTTTATCTGACGAAATCCAACGACTCGCGAATATTCAAGAATAAAAAGGCGTCCGAGATCATAACTATGCTTGCGAAAGACTTCGATATCAAGACGGGCAAAATTGTCGATACCGGCTACGTAATTCCTTACTTACGAATGTCTAATAAATCGCTTTTCGATATGGTTGTTACTGCGTTAAAGCTTACGCAAAAACAAACTGGCAAGCGCTTTTTCATCGGTAATGATGGCGGAAATTTAACGCTGAAAGAAGGCGCAAAGGCTGATACGAAATACGTTTTTAAAGACGGAGCAAACTTAATTAGCGCGTCTTTCAAATCGTCTATAGAGGACACAATTACGCAAGTTAAAGTAATCGGGGGCGCTAAGGGTAAGGAAATATCCGTTGTTGCTAAGAACGAGAAGCTTCGTCAAAAATTCGGCGTTATGCAAGCGTTAGAAACGATGGACGAAAAGGCTACGGCATCTCAAATAAAGCAACGTGCTGATGCGTTAATGAAGCAAAAAGGCGTTATTGACGAACAGTACCAAGTTGAAGTTTTAGGCATACCAGAAGTCGACGTTGGTACGCCAGTTTACATTAAAAACGTTATGACGGGCATTTATGGCGCGTTTTATGTGACGTCTGTAAAACACACTTACGCGGAGAATCATTTAATGTCGCTAGAATTAAGCAGGACTTACGATTTACCAGATATGGAGATTAGTTCGGACGACTTAAAGCCGGAAGTAATTAAAGCTAAAGGCGGTAAGAAGAAGAAAAAGAAAACGTCTAAAAAGGCGCTTGAAGCCGAGAAGAAAAAAGAAGCAGCTAAAAAGGAGGCAACTAGAAAATGACGATGGAGGGCAGTGGTGCATCTCGTTTATATCAGCTTTTTGGAGGAAACACAGGCTCGTCCGGAATTGAAGTTAAGCATGCAACAATTAAAGCGTTGCCTCCGAATATAGCCGTCCAAGTTGACGGTGATTCAATCGATACGCCGGCGGAAGGTATTATCGTAGCTGAACATTTAACGGAACATAAACGCACTATTAACGGGACAGAAGCGTTGTTTAGTTGCGGCCTTAAAGTCGGTGACTCCGTTATCGTAGCGATAGCCAACGATGGCCAAGTAGTATACGTACTAGATAAGGCGGTGATTTAATATGTCGCTTACACCAATCGAATACGAAATTTTAGCGGAGGAAGAAGATGCGCTCGATTTTGATTCCGATGCGTTACCCGAATTAGAAACGTCTAAAACGTGGGAAATCGACTTAGAAAACGGACGTCTCGGCGCTTTTATCGACGATGACGAAGCTATTCGGCAATATATCCGCAAGGCGCTTATGACGTCTCGCAATCGCTATCTAATCTACGATGATACTTATGGCGAGGATTTGCGCGACTTAATCGGTCAGAATCTAACTAAAGCGCTCATGGACGTTGAAATTCCGCGAGTAGTACGCGAAGCTATCGAAGGCGACGACCGCATCGAGGAAGTATCTGACGTAAATGTGACGCAATACAATTCCGACAGTATCTTAATTGAAGTAACGGTCATAACGGTAACTGGACTATTTATAACGGAGGAGGTGACGATGTAATGGCGATAACACCGCAATTTAGCGAACAAACAGAAGTAGCGATTTTAGGACGTTTATTAGATGCTATAGTGCCGGAAGTAGACAAGCGGCAAGGCTCGATAGCTTACGATTTATCCGACCCTGCAGCGCAAGAGTTCGCACATGCTTATATATCGTTAGATAGGACGCTGAGCTACGCTTTCCTCAACGAAGATATGCCGTCAGATTTATTAACGATTGCAGCATCAGACTTCGGAGTTGGCCGTAAGTCAGCTATCGAAGCAAAAGGCGAAGTAACTTTTACCGGACAAATCGGTCAGCCTATTCCGAAAGATACGCAAGTACGTACAGATGACGGCGTTTACTTTATTACGCTTAATGACGTAACTCTGACGCAAGAAACTGCGAAAGTAACTGTCGAGGCAGAACTCGGCGGAATCAGCGGAAATGTCAGCGTTGGCAAAATAGATACAGTAGTTGGCGACCTTGCTGGCGTACTTACCGTTACAAACGAATTAGCGTTTGACAATGGAGTAGATGAAGAATCGGACGAATCGTTATTGCAGCGTGTCTACGATAAAGTTCGTAAGCCAGCAACAAGTGGAAACGTCTATCATTACGAGCAGTGGGCGCGTGAGGTTTCAGGCGTAGATGCAGCGCGAGTATATCCGACGTGGAACGGACCAGGAACGGTCAAAGTCGTATTGCTTGGCGATGATAAGCAAGCGCCGTCACAAACGGTGATTGACGCTGTTAAGACGCATATCGCAGAAGAACGTCCGGTAGGCGCCAGTGTTACGGTAGTAGGCGCGACAGAAGTTCCGATAAATGTTAGCGCAGATTTAACGCTTGCTAGTGGCGCGACTCTCGACGAAGTAAAGGCGGACATTGAAAAGGCCGTTAACGCTTATTTAGAATCGCTTGCCTTCAACGATACATTAGTTCGTTACACGCGTATTGCTGCGATTCTACTTGATGTGCCACGCATTATTGATTACGCAAATTTAAAGGTTAATGGTGGCGCGTCAAATATTGAAGTGGCAAACGAGCAAGTAGCGATTTTAGGGACGGTGAACGTCAATGCCGTATGACCGCAAATTAATCGACTATGTACCGCCTTATTACGATGAACTACTCGAATCAAGTGAATTGTTGTCCGCAGAAGACGCAGAGTTCGCACGCTTAACCGCCAGTATTGACGACTTGCTACTGCAATTTAACGTCAGTACAGCAACGTGGGGATTGCGTGAATGGGAACGTATTTGCGGAATCGTTACCAATACGAATAAAACGTTAGGCGAACGTCGAAGCAACATCAAGGCTCGTTTGCGCGGTGCAGGCGTTGTAACTGCGTCTCACATTAAAAGCGTTGCAGACGGCTATTATGGCGGAGAGACGGAGATTATCGAGAAATATTCGACGTATACCGTTGTAATTAAGTTTACGTCCAGTTACGGCGTACCTACAAATCTAGCGGACTTGCAAGAAGTATTACGCGAGATTACTCCGGCACATTTAGCGATTGAGTACGAGTTTAAATTCGTGACTTACGATATGATTCGAGGCGCTTACACTAACTATAACGCCATTGTGGCAACTAGAAAGACATATGACGACATAAAGAACGGAGGTATTTAGATGGCAACACCTAATTACAATTTACCGACAATTAGCGGTAATATGGCAGCTGATGTTGTGCGCGATATGAACGCTTTGGCGATGGCGACGGATAGTGCGATTAAAGAGGCGGTTGATCACGTTGATTTATCTGGAATTAACACAAAGGTCGATAATCATATCAAAGAAGATGGAGGTCATATTAGGCACTTAAATAATACCGTCAACGCTAATGCGTGGGTATGCGTGTCAGATAACGTAATATGGGACACATCAGTTAATCCGCCAAGACCTAGACCTTATACCGCATATACAGTATATGTTAGCGCGAAAAATACAGGTGACGTAACTCTCACGGTTAAAAGTGTGGACGGTTCAAAAGTTAGTAAGGCATACCCAGTTCTAAATATAGACGGTTCTCAAATTCTACCCGGCTCATTCGTGCTAGGTAGTATGGTAATCGTTGTTTTCAACGGTACGAATTTTTTCTTACAGGGTAACGGAAGTGGGGTGAATGTTGCTAACGGTTCGCAAAAATACGATACAGCGGGAACTTACGAATTCACAGTCCCTAAAGGCGTAACAAGAATCATGTACAAAATGTGGGGTGCGGGCGGAGGTGGCGGCGGTTCTTCTGCACGTTATCCAAACATAGGAGGAGGCGGTGGTGGTGGTGGCGGTTTCGTCGCGGGTTTCGTAAACGTCACTCCTGGTAATAAACATACAGTGGTTGTTGGTAAAGGTGGTTACGGCGGAGAACCAAATACTTACAGTTCACAAGATTTTAATTTTCAAGGAGGAGTAGGCGGTTCTTCAATGTTCAGTGGTGGACACGCCGCTTATGGCGGTGGCGGCGGAAGTTGTGCTAATGGAAGTAACACGTACGGACGTGGAGGTAAAGGCGCTACAAATTCTCCTGGTCTTGGTGGCATGACAGACTTCAGCGGTAATTCCCCAAAACAAGGATTGCCACTTGGGTTAAACATCAGTCAAGACGGACAACTAACAGCTTACATCGGAGGCACAGATGGGAGTCCCACTTCTAATTCTACAGGCGGTAGTGGTGCGGGTGGTAATTCTGACGCTTATGGGGGTTATTTGAACACTCAATCAGGCTCATCAATGTCTCAGACGATATGTAATTTTTACCCAGGTGAATACGGAGGATCTGGTGCTTCCTCTGGCAATGGTATTGGTGCTAGTAAGGGTGGCGGTGGTGGCGGTGGCGCGCCTTCTCATTACAATAGTCCGAATGCATATGGCGGTGGCGGTGGCGACGGAAGAGTTTATTTATACTGGTAAGGAGGAAAAAGAATATGATTATTATTCCAAATTCAGAGGAAACAAAAATTAAAGTATCAGCAGTATTTTCGTTTGGTGAAATCGCGGTCGAGTACGACACAAGTAATTTCCCGCAACCGGAGGACCTAAAAGGCAAACGATCCGAGTTGTTCTATGATAAAGAAACAAAACAACTATATTACGAGTATATTGATCTTCCTAAAACGGAAATTGAATTATTGCAAGAAGAAACCCAACAATTGAAATTAG